AAATTGCAAGAAATAATACAAAAGAACTTTTGGAATATTGATGATGAAAATTTTAAAATAGAAACATCTTTTCAGATTGCTCACCGTTAAGTGCCGTTATTTCAATGGTTTGAGCAGTAGTAAGATGTGGTTGAAAGGGTAGAAATGTAGGTAAGTCATATATTATTCCTATATTATTTCTACATCGACATTCCTACACAGAATACACCCTATTTTATTTTTTCGATTTCTTCCTTCAGCCAGTCGAATTCTCGCTGGGTATAGACCTTTTCGGTGATGTCGGATATCTTGTGACCGACCATGTATTTGATTGCATATTCGTCAATACCGGCTTTCTTTGCGGCCGTGACAAAGTGCTTTCTTCCGTCGTGAGGACGATGCTCCGGGTTAAGATTAAGCTCGTCACGGATCATCTCAAAGCCGGCCTTATAGCGTTGATAGCTCATCATCACAGTCTTGCCGCTGCGCTTGTCTTTGCAGTTGAAGAGATATGGGCTGCCGATTTCTTTGGCTTCATTGTAATGTCGCTCCACGAGGTAGCGAATTTTTGAGTGGATAGGTACGATGCGGTCTTCACCAGCTTCGGTCTTGATGCCGCCTTTGAAAGTGCCATTCTCAAGGTCTACATTGGCAAGCTCAATTAGGCCGAGCTCTTGTGGACGCCATCCAGAATAACACTGAATGAGTATCACATCAACGAAATTCTTATCGTCGACATGCTCCCAGAGCTTTGATATTTCTTCGTCCGTAAAAGGTATGTGCTCTTTCTTGACTTTCTGGATCTCTTTGATCGTTTCGTCAGTCAGCTTGAATGTGCGCGAGTAGTTTCTGTCGACGATCTCATATTCCAGAGCATAGTCAAGCATCAGGTTGAACAAGGACTTGATCTTGTTCTTCATGGATGCGCTGGCGTGCTGCTCTTTCCCTCTGACAGTGGCAACACCCTCGTCCATGCAGCCTTTCACATGGCGGGCACGGACATCCATCACTCGCATATCGTAGACAGCCGAACAATACTTCCAAGCTGAAGTAACGGCTCGTGAACTGCCATCCGATTTGAGCGTCTTGAAATACTCTTCCGACCACTTGTCGTAAAGCTCTTTGACGGTGATCGCGGCGCCGAGGTCGTAAGGGTTCTTGTTATATTCTACGAGCGCTGCATACGCGTCATTGTAAGTTGAAAAATATGAGTCAGGCTTGAGCGGTTTGCAAATGGGCTTGCCGTCCTGAGTCTTTCCAACCGTAACCATCGCCCGAAAGGGATTCCGAAGGTTGCGGTTTTTTATTTCGCTGATTTGGCCAAACCCGTTCGGGAGGCGTCTTCGTTTATTGTTTTTGGCTCTCGGTTTTCGCTTTACTGACGGCTTCATTGGATAGCCGCAATGAGGGCAAGCCGGAGCCTTGTCGCTTACCTGCAATTCGCATTCAGGGCATTTTACAAGCATGAGTTGCACCTCCATAGTTGATTTGTCCTTTGTAATCATATATTATGGTGTAGGAGTTGTCAAGCTATTCCTACACTTTATTTTTTGACGGAGCGATGTATATGATTACAAATGATGTATCAACCTGCCCCAAATGCGGCGGCGATTTGAAATACTATGACCGTGTTACTCGGATTGTACGGACGAAAGGAAGAAAGACCTGGAAGATCCCCATGCGGCGGCTTCAATGCACTCGCTGCGGTTCCGTACATAGAGAGCTTCCCGAACTGATATTTCCGTACAAACAGTACGAGGCTGAAGTCATCATCGGTGTTTTGGAGGGCTTCATCACCTGCGAAACCATCGGCTTTGAGGACTATCCCTGCGAAATGACGATGGTCCGATGGCAAGCTCAGGACTGGACCACCGAGGTTGTTTTAACAAAGCGCAGTTGCTAACTTAGAATAGCCGTTGAAAGGAGGTAAACGCCAATGAACGAGCAAGAGTTCCCTCAGGGGTCTGTCCCCGTGGCTGTTGCGGCCCGTGTGTATGGCAAAGATGCTTCATGGGTTCGTGCCGGCATCGTCTCAGGGTGGCTCCCGATTGGCAAAGCCACTCGCAGCGGAAAATTAGTCACCACCATCGAGGAGATGGATTCACGCTACGGCCGTATCAACTTTTACATCTCCCCAAAGCGTCTCTACGAGGAGACAGGATTTTTGTGGAAAGGAGAACGACAATAATGGCAACGGAAATCCGTCCGGAGCTGTCTGAGAAAAATCCATACTGGATCGGCAAGCACCGGTATTACGAGCTAAAGCATTTCTGCCTCCAGTATCCGATCTGGAAGAAAGCCTATAATGCTCTGCTTGGCCTGAGTAGCCGTCCGAACGACCTTGATATTTTTGTCAAGAGTGGCCAAGTACGGAGTGATCCAACTGCAAGGTGTGCGGAATCTCGCGTATCCTTTGCCAAGCGGATGGAACTGGTCGAGCAAGCTGCCATTGGTACGGACGGTGACCTCTATCCTTATATTTTGCGAGGGGTCACAGAGGGTCTGTCCTACAATGCCTTGAAAATGCAATATGCCATCCCCTGTTGCCGCGAAGTCTACTACAACTTGTATCGGCGGTTCTTCTGGCTGCTGAGTAAGGAGCGTGATTGAGATGCGGATTGTGAATGTGGCGGTCAGACAATGCTACCGCTTCAACTGCCCGAATTGCGGGAGCAAGCTGGAAGCTGACAGTGACGAGCTGGTCGATGTCGGTGGAAAGACCAGTCGGTTCTGGTGTCCTGTCTGCCGAGAAGAAAGATACATTCCGTGGTCTTCTCTGAGAAAACGGACGGTCTACGAGGACAGTTCCGCAGATTAAGCAAACCCCTTTATGGAAAGGAGTGTTTTTCTATGGACACTATGTTTGAAAATTTAGATTTTCGGTTTGATAAGGAAAATAACGACGAACGACCTTTTATGATTGCTTGTAAAGATCGAGAAATCATGGATGGGGAACGTTGGGTGTTGGTATCTTTATCGACCGATGAAGCAAAAAGATTACTCAAGTATCTTGAAGAACACATTGCAAAATAAAGAAGATTGAGCCGCTGACAACGGCTCTTTCTTTTTTATATTTTCCGGCACGCGGGTAACTGGATCAGATGCTAAATTGGTATCTGGAAAATTGCCCGGGGTAAAAATCTGAAAAATCATTTTGGAGGTATGACATGGAACTCATCATTGGCATTGCTGTCGGCATTATCATCGGGCTTGTAGTCGGAACGCTTATATTTCGGCGAAGGTATATTCCCGTCGGCGATCTTCGGATCGACCGTTCTGACCCGACGAGCGAACCATTTCTGTTTCTCGAATTAGGCACAGATGTGCGAACTATTTCTGGTATGAAAACCGTCACACTCAGCGTTCGCAACGAGAATTTCCTCCCGCACGAATAACACCCCCTATTATGGAGTCAACTTATTGAAAGGAGAAATGCAATATGGCAGAAATCAAGAAATTGCTGGATGATGCAATCGAAACCGAGATCAACAATCTCAACTCGGCATCTGACAAAGACGAGAAATCGGAGGTCATCAAGAACCTTGCAGCACTGCACAAGCTCCGTATCGAAGAGATCAAAACGGAAACTGAAATCGAGGAAAAGTCGGAGCGTCGGGCCATGGATAAAGCAGCCCATGACGAAGACGCGACACTGAAAGCGTTTCAGCTTGACGAGAATACGCTCGATCGGTACGCGAAGATCGGCATTGCTGCGGCGGAACTTGTATTGCCGCTGATGTTCTACGGCGTTTGGATGAGTAGAGGACTGAGATTCGAGGAAACGGGGACATTTACATCCCAGACATTCAAGAATCTGTTCAATCGCTTCAAGCCTACTCGAAAGAGTTGAGCCAACAGCGTTGAGAGTCGTGTGAAAAACACGCTCTCTTCGCTTTTTTCGTAGATTTTGCAGGGCGCTTTATGGAAAGGAGATACCTAAGAGCTCTTTATATCTCTCGACTTAATACCGGAGGTACTGTATAATAGCAGCTACTTCCAGATTAACAGGAGGTAATGAAAGTGCGCAGAAAAGGTAGAAAGGTTGTTAAACCGGCAGGTAGTGAATTGATGGACTACCTGAATAAGGGATACGCCATCTGCAACAAGTGCGGAGCGGTGATGGATCGGAAAGAAGATCCCGAAGGCGGATGCGATATTTATTCCTGCCCGTCCTGTGGATGGGAAATTGAGGAATTGGATTATGAGTACGAGAGCGCAGACGAAATGGAACTCGGACTCGATGAAAGAGGCGACGAGTATCTGATCTTCAGGGACGACATGCCGCCCGCAGGTTGTAAAGCTTGCGGTGGTCCCTACCCTTACTGCAAAGCGTCATGCAAAATGTTTGACGACTAAAGCATTATCAATGGAGGAAAGTCCTGTAACAGGGGCTTTCTTCTTTTTGTTTTGGAGATAAAGATGCGATACCACTATGAAAAGCCTACAATTTATCTGTCGATGTACGGAAAGCGTTATATTTGCGACCATCCGGTCTACGATAGCTGCACACTGTTTGAAATCGGAGATAAAGGCCTTGCCGTGATCCAACAGCGGTATGATGCCGAAACCAAGTCCACATTCTGGACAGAGGTGGATACATGGCTGACCGATGCCCTCTATGTTCACCCGAAATTCAAGGAATTCTTTGATGAACGAGCCGGAACTTGTACGGACGGGCTCTGGCCCACCGTAACGATTCGGCAAATCATGTGGGCGCTGAAAATGAAGCCTTTGCAAAAGCAGCGTTGGGAAACGGTCTTCGACCGCCGTGATATTTAGCGCCAATCCAGCAGCCCCTATTATGGATACCAATACCTATGAAAGGGGTTAGGAGTATGGATGAGATGAAGATTCAATCGAAATTCATGACAGGACTTGTATCGAGGATCGTAAAGAAGGTACTTCGGACAAAATTGGGCTGTGAAGTAGATATTCAGCTCAATGAGTTCCGGACGACAGTCATTGATGATAAGACTCATGTCCATCTGGATTTGGATGCGGACCTTACGAAAGAAGAACTTAACAAACTATTGAAGACTATTGGAATCTGAGGAATTGAGCCGTTTTATACGGCTCTTTTCTTTTTCCGCAGATTTTGCAACTCATATTATGGAGAAACAGTTAGCTCAGTGGGAGAGCGCTTCACAAAACCAGTGAAGAGGTGATCGGTTCGAGTCCGATACTGCTTCTTTACTTTTTATTTTTGACGAAAGGAGAAAGCATGAACATCGAGCAATTTGAACTGATCTTGTGCGACATGTACACCATGGATGCATGGTCGCCTCCGCTTCTCTGGAAATGGAAAAAAGAGTTCAAGGAGGCAAGTACAAAGCAGTGGGCGATCAGAGAGCTTGAGAACTACATTCGCAAGCGGCTCCATCATCGCTCCGATGGATCGGTCGACGAATTTATCAGATTCACAAACGAGTTCGCCATGAAGATGGCTCGCTATTCAAATCACTCAGGAGAGAACCAAGAGATGCACGAGATCTTTCAAACTGCCAGTTCGGTCGCTGCTGATATTTTAGATCTCTTAAATGCAATGAAATGAAAGGAGAATCCAAATGCTGATAGTCGAAAATGACACAGATAAGAAACGGTGTATGTCCGCATATGGCGATCAGGAGTTCATTCTGACAAAGAAAGAAGTTTTGGCACTTCTTGAAGGAAAAGTGCTTGGAGATCCGGATTTCAATGAATATGGAACTTTTATCGTAATGGAAAAGGAGGATACCGATGAAACTCGACCCTAAGATCGGGAGAAGCTTGAAGAAGGCGTCTCCCACCATTCTGACATGCATCGGAGCCGCTGGCGTTGTAGCAACCGCGGTTCTGGCTGTCAAGGCAACCCCGAAAGCGGATAGTCTTATCAAGGCTGACAGCAGGAGAAATCACGATGGCGACCCTTATGCTGCAACAAAGCTCGAAGCCGTCAAATCATGCTGGAAATGCTACATACCGGCTGCGGCCACTGGCGTTGCTACGATCATCTGCATCTTTGGGGCGAATACCCTCAATAAGAAGCAGCAGGCGTCTCTTGCCAGCGCCTATGCGCTCGTAAACCGATCCTATTCTGACTATAAGCATAAATTGAAGGAACTGTATGGCGAAGATGCTCACAAGAAGATCATGGAGTCCATCGCCGCAGAGAAAAGCAGTATGCCGCCTATTACGGCTACCGGAGGCTTCTCCAATTCATCTTTGGAGTTTGAAGATGCCAATGAGGAGCAGCGACTCTTCTACGACAGCTTCTCCAAAAGATATTTTCAGGCAACCATAAGCCAAGTCCTACAAGCAGAGTATCACATCAACAGGAATATGGTTCTCGGCGCGTTCGTAACTCTGAACAATTTCTACGACTTCCTTGGAATAAGCCATGTCGAAGGCGGAGATGTTGTTGGCTGGTTGCTGTCTGATAGCATGTACTGGATCGACTTCGATAACTCGAAGGCTATGGTTGATGATGGACTGAACGGAGAGATTCCGTGTTATGTCGTCGATGCCGAGTTCGGCCCTCAACCAGAATCTGCGTGGGATTATTGATTTCCCGCAAAAACTACATCGCCTATTATGGAAAGGAGGTCATGCTTTATGAACCAGAGAAATATCTTTAAGCTGCTGTCCCTTGCGGGAGTCGTCCTTGGCGGGATCGGAACATTGTTATCCGGCTGGGCCGACAACAAGGAGCAGGAAGCAATTATCGAGGAGAAGGTCAACGAAGCACTTGCTGCCAGAAACGAAGAGGAAGAGTCCTAAACAGGGCTCTTCTCTTTTTTCGAGGTGAACTCATGACAAATGATACGGCTGTACAAGCACTTCTCGACTATCTCAGAGAATCGGACGAGCCCGAGATTTTTTGGCCACGCCATCACTTTGAAGAGTCTTGCTTTTCGAGATGGGCGGCATGGGAGATGATCGAGGCAATTTTAGACCATCCATTCGATGATCCGGAAGATGTGATCGAGGAGTTCACCATGAAAATGGTGATTTTCTCATCTATCGCAGATGGTACAGATGAAGGTCGGATATTTTCGATTGCCGCTGATTTCGCCGATGAATGCTTGACACTATTTAGAGAGGAGAACTCAAATGACAAAACAAACCATCATTGAGGCGTTGAAAAGCGCCCAGAAGTCAATGAAAAAGCACAGCCCTGAGATCCTCACCGGCATCGGAATTGCCGGGATGATCGCCACCACTGTATCCGCCGTTCGAGCAACGCCCAAGGCTTTGCAGCTCATCGACGCCAGAGAAATCAAAGAAAACCGGCGTCTGAGCAACAAGGAGATCATTGTTACCACATGGAAGTGCTATGTTCCGGCTGCTGTTACAGGGGTGCTGTCCACAGCCTGCCTTGTAGGCGCCAGCTCTGCAAATCTTCGCCGCAACACTGCTCTTGCAACGGCTTATTCCATCTCCGAAACGGCTCTCAAGGAGTACAAAGAGAAGGCTGTTGAGGTAGTCGGCGAGAAAAAAGAGCAGGCGATCCGTGATGCAGTTGCCAAGGAGACACTCACGAAACACCCTCTTGGCGAACGCGAGGTTATCATTACCGGAGGTGGTGATATTCTCTGCTTCGACCCCCTTACAAACCGATATTTCAAGTCCGATCGCGACCGCCTGATGCGTGCTATGAATGAACTGAACAAACGAATGCGCGACGAGATGCGTGTTTCGCTGAATGATTTCTACGATGAGATCGGTCTGAGCGAGGCTGAGGTCGGAGAGCATCTCGGGTGGGACATTGACAACGGAAAAGGCTACATAGACCTCGATTTCAGCACACAGTTGGCTGATGATGGAACGCCTTGCCTTGTCGTCGGTCATAACCACCCGCCTATTTACCTTTGGTAAGCGCAGATTTTGCATCTCCTATTATGGAGAACCAAACAACAAAAATTACTTTTGAAAAGGAGAATTTTACTATGGAAGACAAGAGAATGAACGAGATCGAGGAAATCGAAGCTACGGAAGTCGACGAGACTCAGGACAGCTCTAATGCTGGTGCCCTGCTCGCCGGTGTCATCGGAGGTTTCATTGCTTACGCTGTGATTGGCGGGGCGAAGAAGCTGCGGGTGATCATCGAAGAGAAGGTCGCTGCAAAGAAGCTGGCGGAAGCCGCTAAGACCGACAAGGCCGAAATCGACTCGGCAGACGAGGATTCCGAGGAAAACTAAGAAAAGTAAATTGCGGAGTTCTACAAGGGAGAGTGCCAATAACAGGGCGCTTTCCCTTTTTTCTTTTTATCAAATTTTGGAGGTGCACTAATGCCTGAATATGAGGACTATGATTGGAGTGACCTTGAGCTGTCTCTTTCAGATATTGAAGCGTTAATCGGGATGGCTAAGTCATGAGTATCAGTCTGTATGATCATCAGCGCAGCGCCCTTGAAAAAATGAAGAACGGTTGCATTCTATGCGGCGGGGTCGGTTCCGGTAAATCAAGAACTGCTCTCGCCTATTACTATCTTCAGCAAGGTGGAAATCTTGACATTCCCGATGCGCCGATGAAAAATCCGCTTGATATTTACATCATCACCACTGCACGCAAGCGCGATACCTGTGAATGGGAGGATGAGTTGGCTCCATTCCTGCTCTCCACCCATGAGGACTGCAATTACTACAAGAACAAAGTCGTCATTGACTCGTGGAACAACATCAGCAAGTACAAAGATGTAAAAAACAGTTTCTTTATATTTGACGAGCAGCGTGTCGTCGGCTACGGGGCTTGGACAAAAGCATTCCTGAAAATCGCCAAGGTGAATAAATGGATCTTGCTCTCCGCTACCCCCGGGGATACCTGGCAGGATTATATCCCCGTCTTTATTGCGAACGGCTTCTATCGGAACAAAACGGATTTCATCGACCAGCATGTTGTTTATGACTGGAGATCGAAGTACCCGAAAGTTGACCGGTATCTCAACACCGGAAGACTGATCCGACTTAGAAACCGTATTCTCGTGACGATGGAATTCGAGCGGCACACGACCTCGCATCATCAGGATGTTGCTGTTTCTTACAACATTCCTCTTTACAAGGATATTTCTCGAAACCGCTGGAACCCTTGGGAAGACCGTCCTATTGAAACGGCTTCGGAGCTTTGTATGAACTGGCGCCGCGTGGTAAATTCGGACGAGTCCCGAAGCGTGGCCGTGCTGGAGATTATGGAAGATCACCCTAAAGTCATCATCTTCTACAATTTCGACTACGAGCTTGATATTCTCAAAAATCTTGGTTACCCCGATGGGACTGAAGTCGCAGAATGGAACGGTCACAAGCATCAAGAGATCCCGACAGGCGACAAATGGGTTTATCTCGTGCAGTACACGGCCGGCTGCGAGGGCTGGAACTGCATTACCACTGATACGATCATCTTCTACTCGCAGAACTATTCCTATAAGGTCATGGTTCAGGCTTCCGGACGAATCGACCGTCTGACGACGCCATTCAGTGACCTTTATTACTTCCATCTAAAGAGCTTTTCCGGCATTGATCTGGCAATCAGCAAGGCACTCAAGGAGAAGAAGAACTTCAACGAAGGTCGCTTTGTTGGGTGGTCTACTGCGCCGATGCCGAAAGCTGCATGACATGAAAAGGAGAAATTATGAATAACGCAAAAATTATTGCTGTTGACTTCGATGGCACTTTGGTTGAAAACAAATGGCCTGAGATCGGTGCGCCGATTGAAAAAAACATCGCCAAGGTTAAGGCCGAACAGGAAGCTGGCACCAAAATCATTCTTTGGACGAACCGCGTCGGCGAACCTTTGGAAAAAGCACTCTCGTTCTGCAAGGAGCAGGGCATCCACCTCGATGCTGTCAATGAGAATCTGCCCGAAATTATCAAAGCATTTGGGACTGACTGCCGGAAGATCTTCGCAAATGAATATTGGGATGATCGCGCAGTCTTGATGTCCGAGAAAGATATCGGAGAATTCTCCGATGGGTTCCACACTTTCAACTCCCTCTATCATCAGCGGCTCATCCTCTTTGCAGCCTTGGTGAACACTTTCCCGACGCTTGCTTGGAAATCCCACAAGCATTCGGATGGCGAGGCTCCCTTTGGAGGAGGCTGGTTCATCGTTGGCGTCGACACGCCAAAAGGGCCCTATACCTATCATTACGAGGACAAGGACTGGGACCTGTTCCACTGTAAAGAGGTGGCCACTGCCCCTGAGTGGGACGGCCATACCGATAAGGATGTCGAGCGGGTACTTTCCCTTTCCGATGATGAGAGTGATTGGGCGGCTCGTGAAGTTGCTCTTGCTTCTCAGAAAGAACGCGAAAGTGCCGAAGATAAAGACGACTGGGATTACGGTGTTGCGTGCTATGAGAGTGCCCTCAGAGCGTATCGGTCTTTGGAACGCGACGGCCACTCCGGTATGAGCATTCAGATCACCAAGAGCATCCTGAACCGCCTCATCGACGGCAAATGCCTCACCCCCATTGAGGACGATCCTGATATTTGGACTAAGGTCGAGTTTGGTGAGAACGATCCTATCCAGCACTTCCAATGCAAGCGCATGAGCAGCCTGTTTAAGGATGTCACCGAGGACGGTACGGTCACTTACTCGGATGTCAACCGTGTTCAGCTCATCAACAAAGAAAGCCCTGATATTCCGTTCAGAAACGGCTTCGGTACTCGCCTTATCGACAAGATGTATCCGATCACGCTTCCGTACTTCCCGGCGGACAAGAAGTTCAAGATCATCGTCGAAGAGTTTCTGACCGATGAGAAAAATGGCGACTTCGATACCGTCGGCTATCTCCAGCTTATTCTTCCCAACGGCGAGGTCGTTGATCTGAATGGATATTTCAAAGATGGTCCGGACGGTATGGTTCGTATTGAGCAGGCTGAGTACGAAGAGAGAAAAGCTAACCGGATCGACAAGAAGTAACCCTGATATTTGAAAGGAGAAAAAAATATGATCCCCATTGATACAATAGTCAGCATTAAATCCGGTGACGAGTACGGTGGTAAATACACCGGGAAACTCGGCATCATTAAAAAGTTTACAGATGATCGGGTCGGAGTGGAGTTTGCCGGCCTTAAAAACAATGCAAGCAAATACGGCCTCTTCTGGTTCAAGAAAGAGAATGTGACACCTTCACTCTTTGATGCTCCGAAGCGCAACGATGCAATCATTCCGGCGGCTCTTGCTAAGGCTTTCCTCAACTTCACTTTCGGAGCCCCCAGGGCATCGCTCGGCGTAAAGCAGGTCATTTTCAGTGGTCCTAAAACGATCGTGTTCTGGCTCGACGGAACCAAGACTATCGTTTCTTGTGGCGAGGGTGACCACAATGATTCCTATGCCGGGTTCTGTGCTGCTGTTACGAAGCGAGTCTTTGGCTCTACTTCTCAGGCAAAGAAGGTCTTGGCACGGACGAGGAAGGAGACTTCCAAATGAGCACCATTTATATCGGCGAACGGCAAAGCGGCAAAACAACTATGCTCATCGAAATGTCTGAAAAGACCGGTGCCACCATCGTTGTGGCTACCTATCCGATGGCCAAGTACATTCAGTTGCTCGCTGCTCAGATGGGTAAGAAAATTCCTGTTCCCATCACGGTGACGAACTACATCCGTCTTCTCGCAAGTGGCGGCCTTGGTAAGAGCGAGAAGTATCTCATAGACGAGCTTCAGATGATGCTCTCTGCTATGAATGTCAAAGCTGCTACGGTTGACTGCGACTGCATTGAGGTTCTTCGCGGTCAACAGAAAGAAGGTTTGTAATGACCGGGCTTAAAATGGTTGAGTTCCAAACACGCCTTTGTGAAGTCAAAGGTGAACTCGGATATTTTCATCTTTGGGAGCAGTGGAGTAATGTTGTTGACGCCAGTCTGCTTCGTGGTGGACACCCTGCTGGTCAGATTGGGCAGGTTTATGGCATTGTCGAATTCAAAGATGGCGTGCGTCGTGTCGACCCTGTTTCCATCAAGTTCTGCGATGAGGAGAACGCCGCTCTCTGTGCACTTGTAAAGCACAATGAGGCGTTAAGGAAAGGAGAAGTAAATGCTGAAAATTGAAAATGTCGAAGTTCTTGGCTGGGAGCACGCCATTCGAGGCATGAGGAACCCTAAGAACTCTTGGGCGAAAAGCGATAGTGGCCCAGAATGTCCTTATGGGAAAGAAAAATGTTGCGGAGAATGCCAGCAAAATTTCTGCATTGGCCCTAACGATAAGCAACTCATGATGACCCTTCGCAACGCTGGTACGGATCATCGTAAGTTCATGCGGATGATTACCGTCTATCTCGACATCACTGCCCCACTGTACTGGTGGAAAGAGTTCGACACCTATAAGGTCGGTACGGTCGCCAACTCCTGCTCGACGATGCACAAGATTGCGGATAAGGAATTTACGCTGGATGATTTTAGTCACGAGCACCTCATTGACTATTGTTTATATTCTTGCAATGAAGTTGATGAAACCGTGATAAACGACGCTCCTCATATTGGGTGCGGAGGACTTCAGCTTCTTAACCTGACAATTAACGTCCTCAATTATTACAGGGAAAAATATCTTGTAGCGACGAAGACTGAGGAATACACCGGCCTCCCCGCCAAGGATATTTGGTGGCAGATGATCCAGCTTCTCCCCAGTTCCTACAACCAGAAGCGGACGGTCATGCTGAACTATGAGGTTCTGGCCAATATCTACAAATCCCGTCGGCATCACAAGCTCGATGAATGGCATACACTTTGTGACCGGATTGAAAGTCTGCCTTATTCTGCGTTAATTACTGGCACTGCCGTTTGACACCACTCCGGCTGTTATGATACAATCATAAAAAAAGAAATCATGCGCAAAAAGTACATCGCCTATTATGGAAGGAGGTTGTTAGGCTATGGCTGAACGCAACGATTCTCACCTTCTGGATGGTGGTGATTCTGTGGGTATGACAGATAACCAGTACAAGGGTATGCTGCTTGACCAGTTAGAAGACTGGCAGGAAATCCTTGACCTGGCAATCGCAGCCGGGAACACCGAGATTCAGAAAAAGGCTGAGAAGCAAATCGCGAAGATCAACGAAAAGCTAAAATTCTAATCTCTACCCAGAGGGAAGGGCTTGTGGAAACACAGGCTCTTCTCTTTTTATATTTTTCAGGAGTGTGAATACTATGACACCTAATGAGTACCAGAAAGAAGCACTTCGGACCGCATCCGGAATGTCTAAGGAATACCCTCGTATTCTCAACGGCCTGATGGGTCTGAACGGCGAAGCCGGAGAGTGCATTGATATTCTCAAAAAGCATCTTTACCAGGGCCACGCTTTCGATAGCGAACACATGGCAAAAGAACTTGGCGATGTCGCATGGTATCTGGCCATCAGCGCAGAAGCTATCGGCTATGATTTGGAGACCATCTTCCAGATGAACATTGATAAGCTCCGCGCCCGCTATCCCGATGGCTTTGATGCCGACCATAGTCTGCATCGCAGAGCAAATGATATTTGAAAGGAGCTTGTGAAAATGGATGAGAAAAAAATCCACTCAATCATTGATGAAGCAATGGAGGCTCGTGACCGCTCTGTGTCCATTTATATTTCACCTGATGGTGGTGTTTCTGTTTCGGTCTTCCCGTGGCCGGACGAGGAGACACTCCGCAACATGAGAGCCAGCGGTCTGATTTCTCACAATGACTACCGGACACGACTTGGCCTATCCCCTATGAAAGACTAAGGAGGAGCACAATGAACGAAAAAGTTCTGAGACATAAGGAAATCTGCGATGGGCTGAACGAGCTCTACGCACGCAAAAACCATGACTATGGCGACAGCTTCCATACCACTTTCGTCGAGGAAGGTCTCGCTATGGCCCGTATCCGTCTGGGGGATAAGTTCTCCCGCTTCAAGACCCTGTCCCGCCTTTCCTGCAATGACCGCGACCAGCAGCAAGTTACGGATGAGTCCATTCGTGATACTCTGCTCGATCTCGCAAACTATGCCATCATGACTGTGTTGGAGATGGATACACCGGATAAGAGTCATGCGACTCTGTACGCTTATGACAAGCCTATCTGTACTGTTGAGGAGGATAAGCAAAATGAAAGCTAAGAGAGCGCTTTGTATGCTTGCGGCGATCCTCCTCGTTGTCGCCATGATGCTGATGTTCCTGACGGGTTGTAACAGACAAGTCATTGACACGACATTCAGCTATGACAATGCTATCCTGGCTCTTCCCGATGGCTCCATCGTCAGCGGGAAAATCGAGAGCTGGAAAGACTATGATGACGGCGATCAGATTCAGGTAAAAATTGACGGAACTACATATCTGGTTCATTCCGCCAACATCGCACTGATAAAGGAGTAATAATTTATGTGGAAGCGCGAACTGATCCGCAACAAGATATATGCGGTATTGATGGTGCTGGCATCTTTGCCGGTTGTTATTTTGGAGAAGGATGGTACGGTCCTTCTCCTTTCTCTTTTCTTCGGAGTTCCGATGTTCTTCGCAAAAGAAAACTGGATCATGGGAGGACCCGTTCATGAAAGTAAAGAAAGCCGGAAAAAGAGTGTTCGGAGCCGTAATGTCCGCTGCCGAGAAAAAGGCTATGGACATGGAGATACAGCGACAGCTCGCAGAGTACGATCGAAAGCATATCCGAGAGATCGACGCTCTGGTTCTGTGGGAGCTGCGTGAACAGCTCGGCTTCGGCAACAAACGGCTTAAAAAATTCTATGACAACTTCTCCCGCGGCATCGAGGCTTTGATCCGTCGTTATGAGATGGAGCAGGGCGATGATGTCTGGCTCTGTACCTACAAGCTGAAAGAGATCGGCTGTGATCTTGAAAAGTGGGAGAAAGAAAGAGGTGACCAATGAGCGATCGAAAAAATGCGGAAGGCTACTCAGATCCGACAGCCTACCAGGCCATGATGAACCTTGAAATCGAGGAGCTTCGCTTTAAGAAGTTGCTCAGGTCCATCAAGGATGTGTGTGACTTAGCAGACTTTGAGATCGAAGGTCGTGTCGTTCTGATCGACAAGCGGTCCGGACGAGTATGGAGGTAGAAAAATGTTTAACTTTCCTACTGAAGATATTGTGAAGGCATTCGAGGCCTTTAGCGAAGCCATCAATCAGTTGGCTGACTATATTGTTGATGAATGGGGAGCTGTCACTATGACTGTATCAGCCGTCCTCGACGATGATGCGCTCTGGCCAAACCGATACGGAATGCCGCCTAAAAAGTACGGTCAATCTCTTCAGAAACACTCCAAAAAGTCATTCAAGCAATACGACTACATCCCGATTATGGCAAAAAATCTCCCTTATCAGCGGAGAGCATTTTAGCAAAACTGCGTGAATTTGCCCCGGTTCTGTCTAATCTAAGATAGAATTCGGGGCTCTTTCATGCGCAAAAATCGTGGCCACTTTTATTTTGAAAAACGGGCTTCTGCCCACTTTCTTTCAGAAACTTGATATATTTGGGCGAGTTGAGAGACTTGTAAGGACGGTTCTGGCCAAAAAAAGTGGGTTTTTGCCCGGTTTTATTTGAAAAGTGGGCGGGCTGAAACCGTTGGTACACAAGGCTTTGCGGGCTTTTTGCCCACTTTCCCACTTTTTTCTTTAATTAGTGTGAAGAAAAAATGTAAAAAAAATATATAAGTGACGAGAAAAAGTGGGTTTTTGGCCAAAGCCTGATTTTCCTCAAAAACTCTGACTTTCTTTTCGTGTGCGAGTGTGATATACTAAGCTTGCAACACAATTAAATCTTCTTATCCGCTTCACTATGGGAGAATTACTTGGCAACAAGTGTTTCTCTCTTAACTCGTTATACCCATAGTGGTGGTAAGAGGATTGTGTCGCAGCAATGAGAGATGCGCTTTTGCAGGGTGCGTCTCTTCGTTGGGGCGCACCTTTTTTATTTGCACTCTTACGAGGGGAGGACGGAGCGTGGCACGGCCTTACACTGAACAGCAAGTTCTCAAGAAACTGGATATTCCTGATTTCAGACATTTGACAAAAGAAAAAGTCATTGCTTTTGCGACGATGGTTCCGAAGATGAACCCCGAAGTTGCAAAGAAAGCTCTTGAGCAATTTCCGAACTTCGCTTCGACTTCACTTGATGTTTTGAAAGAGTACCGCAGCGTCATCCAGGAAGCGATGGAAGACGATCGAGAGAGTATGCGCAGTTGTTACGATATGTATAATCGCGTGATGGATTCTCTTGAAAAAATGCTGGACAACGACGACCTGACATTTGAGCAGAAGACTTATATTCTTGACCAGATGCAGGAAGTTGCCGCAGCGGTAGCGGATAAGGACTCTGAAAAATCGAGGAACCGTTTGAAGCTCATTGGGATTATTGGCGGCGTAGCTGCTGCTATTGTCGCGGCTTTGGCTTCGAGTCTTGGAGGTAACATCGCACTGAAAGAAAGCAACGACATTGATGATGACAACATAACGGATTTATGAGAAAGGACGGACAGCATGAGTAAAGGTAACGGAAAGCGTAGCACTGGCGGACTGATCCTCGATGTGATACTTACTTTCTGTACAGGAGGTCTGTGGCTGATTTGGATACTCATTCGGTATCTGCGAAATAATAGCTGACCCTCTGGATATTTGACCGAGACGCTTGAAAAGGTGTCTCGGCTTTTTTATGCCCTTTTTGGCTTCCGCAGAAAAAACAGGGTCTTTTATGGAGAAGAGAGAGATGTGTTACACATTTCCCTCTCTCCATTTTATTTTTTGTCGAAAGGAGGTCATTTCGTGGCCAGAAGTTCCAGACTTGAGAGCGGATTTCAAGACCGTTTAATCGAGTCATTGAAAGCGTTGTTCCCTGGATGCATGGTTTTCAAGATGGACCAAATTCAGGGACTTCCCGATCTGTTGATTCTTTATGGCGAGAAGTGGGCCTCCCTCGAATGTAAGAGGTCTGCGACAGCTAAGAAGCGCCCAAATCAGGACTACTATGTCGAGAAGATGAACGATATGTCATTCTCTCGCTTTGTGTGTCCGGAAAATAAAGAGGAGGTATTGAATGAACTTCAACAGGCATTCCAACCTTGAAGGTCAGCACGCCTTCCTTGGTGCAAGTAAGTATCACTGGATCAATTACACCGACGATAAAATCGCGGACTCCTATGTGAGATTTCTGGCAACACAGAAAGGAACTGTTCTTCACGCATTCGCCGCTCAGTGTATTCTTTTGGGGCAGAAACTTCCTAAGTCTCAGAAGACTCTGAACATGTATGTGAATGACGCTATCGGTTATAAGATGACGCCGGAACAGATCCTCTACTATTCCCCGAACTGTTTCGGAACGACCGATGCAATTTGTTTCCGAAATAATTTTCTTCGCATCCATGATTTGAAGACCGGAGAAATTGATGCTCACATTGAACAGTTGGAGGTCTATGCCGCTCTGTTCTGTTTGGAGTATCATATTCGTCCAGCCGACATTGAAATGGAACTGCGTATCTACCAGCACGATCAAATTCTGTACCATAAGCCTACTGTTGAAGATATTCTGCCAATCATGGACAGGATCATCACAGCCGATAAGGTCATCAACAAAATTAGAGAAGAGGAGGGTTAAGCTATGGACCTCGTAGAGGAAGATATTTTGATGCACTATGGCGTCAAACGGCGCTCTGGGCGCTATCCGTGGGGTTCCGGTGATAACCCTTACCAACATGGCGGCGATTTTCTTGCTCGCGTTGAAGAGCTTCAGCGGCTCGGCAAAACTGAAAAACAGATTGCTGATGAACTTCATCTTTCGACGACTGACTTGCGGATGCAGGTTCGCGTCGCAAAGCATGAACGCCGTGCTCTTCAGGCAGACCGTGCCCGTTCTTTGCGGGAAGACGGTAAGACGCTGGATGAGATCGCCTCAATCCTCGGTTATGCGAATGACTCTTCTGTTCGCGCACTGCTGAATGAGAATACGGCAGCTAATAAGAATAAGGCGCAAGCCACGGCAGAGATTCTGAAGAAAGAGCTTGCGGAAAAAGGAGCCATTGATGTAGGCACCGGCGTTGAGCGGCAGCTTGGCGTTTCTACCGGTGTTCTTCAAGAGGCTCTTTTCATTTTGGAAACAGAGGGCTATAACCGCTATGGCGTCGGCGTTCCCCAGGTAAACGACCCGAAGAAACGCACGATCACCCCCGTTATTTCCGTTCCTGAGATTGACCAGAGAGAGGTTTATCAGAACCTTGATTTGGTGAAGTCTGTTGGCGACTACCATTCTACTGATGGTGGCGAGTCTTGGGACAAGCGTGAGTATCCGGCGAGCATTGATTCCAGCCGTGTGAAGATCCTTTATGGCGATGAGGGTGGCGCGCTGAAAGACGGTGTCATTGAGATCCGTCGCGGCGTTGCTGACCTTGATTTGGGAGACTCTCACTATGCTCAGGTTCGTATCCTTGTGGATGGTACTCATTACCTCAAAGGAATGGCAATGTATTCTGACGATATGCCCGATGGCGCAGACATTGTCTTTAACACCAACAAGCATACCGGAACACCTAAGATGGATGTTCTGAAGAAAATTCAGGATGATCCAGACAACCCTTTCGGGGCCTTGATTAAGGCTAATGGCCAGAGTCACTATATCGACGCCGACGGCAATGAGAAGCTTTCTGCGATCAACAAGCTGAAAGAAGAGGGCGACTGGGATAAGATGAGTAAGAATCTTTCTTCCCAGTTCCTTTCCAAGCAGCCCATCCAGCTTATCAAGAAGCAGTTGGATTTAACTTACGCTGATGCCGCTGACGAGTTCTCTGAGATCTGTTCTTTGAACAATCCCACCGTAAAGCGGAAGCTCCTGTTAGACTTTGCGGATGAGTGCGACTCGGCTGCTGTCCATCTGAAAGCGGCTGCTCTCCCTCGTCAGAGCACGCAGGTCATACTACCGCTCAATGCGATGAAAGAGACCGAGATCTTTGCCCCGAACTATCGTGATGGCGAAAAGGTCGTGCTAATTCGCTATCCGCATGGTGGTACCTTTGAGATCCCTGAGCTTACGGTCAATAACAAAAACCCGACTGCCGTTTCCGTTCTCGGAAAGAACATTCGGGATGCTGTGGGTATCAATCCTAAGGTTGCAGAGCGTCTTTCTGGTGCTGACTTTGATGGCGACCAGGTCGTTGTCATTCCTACCGGTGGGAGGGTGAAGATCCAATCTACCCCCGCCCTTAAGGATTTGAAAGACTTCGATCCTAAGACTGATTACTCGACTGAGGGCAAGACTGGCGTTCGGCTCCTTGCAAAGGGCGCTGCTACACAGAGACAGATGGGTGAGATTTCAAATCTCATTACTGACATGACTCTGAAAGGCGCTACTGAGCCTGAGATCGCAAGAGCGGTCAAACACAGCATGGTTGTCATTGATGCGGCCAAGCACAAGCTCGACTACCGGCAGTCTGAGAAAGACAATGGTATCGCCGAGCTCAAGAAGAAGTATCAAGGCTTTGACGACGAGACTGGTCACCATGGCGGCGCCTCTACCCTTCTATCCCGTAGAAAGCAGGATGTTGAGGTACCGGAGCGTCAGGGCAGCGGTGTCATTGATCCTCTGACAGGAAAAGTCGTTTACAAGGAGTCCGGCAGAACTTATGTGGACCCCCGTACCGGAAAGACGGTAGCGGCAACCACTAAGGTTAAACGCATCCTCGCAGTTGATGATGTTCGTTCGATGTCTTCTGGAACGCTTCAGGAAGAGGCCTATGCCGACTATGCCAACAAGATGAAAGACCTTGCCAACAAGGCCCGTCTTGAATACAAGGCTACCCCTACTCTGAAGCGCTCTGCCAGTGCGGCCAAGGCCTTTGAGCCCGAAGTGAACCGCCTTATGGCTGCTCTCAAGGTCGCACAGTTGAATGCTCCTCTTGAACGAGAAGCTCAACGAATTGCAAATGCTCGTGTAAAAGCAAAGGTTCAGGCAAACAACATTACTGACAAAGATGAGATTTCCAAGATCCGTCGTGCTGCTATCAGTGATGCCAGAAATTCTACTGGTGCAAGCGGAAAGCGAACTCGCATTACAATCAGCGATGGCGAATGGACTGCAATTCAGTCTGGTGCGATTTCAGACACGACCTTGAGCGAGATCTTGCGTTATGCCGAACCGAAAACTGTAAGAGAACGAGCAACGCCGAGAAGAACAACGCAGTTGTCCGATGCTCGCGTTAGCAGAATCAAAGCAATGGCGAATTCTGGTCACACAAATGCTGAAATCGCTGAAGCTTTGGGAATTTCGACTTCTGCCGTTTCCAAGTATCTGAATTCATGAAAGGAAGTGAGAGAAAATGGCTCAATCATGCGCGCTAACTACGATAGACAATCCGTATGATCCCTTTACCCAGTACGATGCTTGGTATCGCTTTGATGAAGGCAAAGGCTATCACTCTTGCGCCTACCTGGCCCGTATAGCCAGGACCTCTGATCAGCTTTCAGATGCTGAAAACGAACAGGAACTTGAGCGTGCCATTGACGACATCATCAAATACGATCCACTTGGGATCTACAAAAAAGTAAAAGCAGACACAAAGGATTCGCCTCCCGTGAGTGCATAAAGGCTTTAGCAGTCTCTTTCGCTCAAATCGGGAGGTTTTATCTTTGGCTCTGCTTTTGCAACACAATAAGTTTTAACTCCTAATCACCTTTTGCTTAGCGAGACTGCCTTGCTCTCCAAAAGGTATAGGGGGGGGGTCGCAAAAACAGCACCCCCTCTGCATCGCGGCGGTCTTTGAAAATTCTCCGGGGGATATTTTTGAAAAATGTTTTTCGGGGTTGGGGCAGCCGGCGGGAGTTTTGGGCGACGAGACAGGGTTTGAACGGGCCCACAGGGCTGATATTTCACCTCCTGATGTGTTCTTCTTTCCATGGAATTGCCACGACTGGGTCATGCAAGTGCTTTCTCTACCTCCATCTTTTATTTGGGGATTTCTCCTTTCAACTTGTTCAGCCAGTCAGTTCTGTGGGTTCTTTCAAGCCCTGTCTCAAAGTTCAAATAAGTAATACAAAACGCAGTGCATACCATGATCAAACACAGCGAGAGGAGGTGGCAAGGATGGCAAAGGCCGCAAGATCATCTGAGAAAGTACCTAAATCCCGTGCGGCTCTTACTCCTGAAGCAAGAGAGAAACAACTGATCGCCTTAGCCATTGATGTTGCCGAAGAGCAAATGCGCAACGGCACTGCTTCCTCTCAGGTGATTTCCCATTTTCTGAAACTCGGCTCCACCAGAGCCCAGATCGAAAAAGAATTGCTTGAGAAGCAGAGGGATCTTGCCGCGGCAAAGGCCGAAGCAATCGAGTCCTCCGCCAAGATGGAGGATCTGTACCTCAAGGCGGCCAAGGCTATGAAGAGCTATCAGGGGCAGGAGGACGAAGAGGATGAATATTAAAAGCTATTCAGAGCTTGTTCTTCTTCCAACCTTTGAAGATCGCTTTGAGTATCTTCGGCTTGATGGCATCGTCGGCGAAACGACTTTCGGCTTCGACCGTTATATGAACCAGGTCTTTTACAGGTCACTGGAATGGAAGAAGATCCGAGACACGGTGATTGCAAGAGATCTTGGTTGCGACCTTGGCATCGAAGGTCATGAGATATTTGGTCGAGTCATCATTCACCATCTGAACCCGATTCGGCAGAGAGATCTTCTGGAACGGACAAACATTCTGCTCGACCCTGAGTATCTCATCACAACGACCCATGAGACGCATCAGGCAATTCACTACGGTGACAAAAATCTGTTGCTCACCGAACCACCGCAGCGGACAAGGAATGATACCTGTCCCTGGAAACATTAAACCAAAGGAGGAACTGACTATGCAGAATAATCCTCGCAAGCAGGACATCATTCAGGAGCTTCGCGGTAAGCGTCAGGATGTGACGGAACTCTGCACTGAGGCAGAAGCGGTCAATGAGCCGAACACTGGCTCCGGTATTGTTACGGACTGTCTCTATCTGAATGTGCGTAAACTGCCCGACATCAACGCAGATGTTGCGGTCGTCATTGACGCGCTGACGCGGGTATGCGTTGACTTGGATGCGTCCACGGAAGACTTTTACAAAGTTCGCACTTCTGATGGGGTCGAGGGCTTTTGTATGAGAAAGTACATTGCCCTTTCCAAGTAAGGAGTGCATCTATGGATACGACTGAAAGCATCCTGACATCAGTGAAGAAGCTTCTCGGAATTGACGAGAGTTACACTCACTTTGACGCCGACCTCATCATGCACATCAACTCCGTCTTTTCCATTCTTGGACAGATGGGAGTTGGCCCAAAGAAAGGCTTTGCCATTTCAGGGGCTGATGAAAAGTGGTCTGACTTTCTGGAGGATGACCCCGGTCGGCTTGCCCTTGTAAAATCTTATATGCACCTTAAAGTTCGGCTACTTTTCGACCTGCCTACCGCTTCCTCTGCTGTTGACGCGATGAACCGTCAGGTCAGCGAGTTTGAGTGGCGGCTTTTCGTGGCGGCCGATAATGCTGCAAGAGAGGAGGAAAGTCAAAATGGATGAACTTTGCCACTATGGTATCAAAGGCCAGAAATGGGGCGTTCGCCGTTTCCAGAATTCAGACGGAAGTTACACTTCTGAGGGAAAACGCCGCGCTCAGCAGCAGGAGAAGAAAGATCCTGTGAAAGAGATGAAAGATGAAGACCTTAGAAAGGCAATCAATCGGTTATCTCTGGAAAACAAATATAAGGATCTGACGAAAAAGCCGGCCCCGCCCTCCAAGCTTGAGTCGACCAAGAAAGCTGTGGATGCTACTTCCGAACTTGTCAATCGGGCGAAGAAGATGGATCAGGACAGCCGCAAGGCTACGAAGAAAGAGCGGATGGACTTGAGCAAGAAGACCGACAAGGAGCTTCGCGACCAGATCAACCGCGAGCTTTTGGAACGGCAGTACAACGATCTGTTTGCCAAGGAGTCGGTGTCCAAAGGCCGCCGCTATCTTTCCGATGTGCTTGACAACGCAGGAACGGTTTTGGCTGTCGGCAGCTCGGCTCTGAGCATTGCTCTCGCAATTCAGCAGTTGCAGAAGAAGGCGGGGTAATACTGAATGGCCCTGTCGAATACTGCTGTTCCCCGGTATTACGGGAAATTTCGTGAAGCGGTGATTCGGGGTGAGATCCCTGTCTGCAAAGAGATTTCGATGGAGATGAACCGGATCGACGATCTGATCGCAAATCCAGGAATCTATTACGATGATAAAGCCGTTGAGGGCTGGATCAAGTATTGCGAGGCAGAGATGACTCTGACGGATGGTTCCGATCTTCACCTCCTTGACAGCTTCAAGCTGTGGGGCGAGCAGGTATTCGGCTGGTATTACTTTGTGGAGCGCACGGTCTATGAGCCGAACGCGGACGGACGAGGCGGGCACTATGTCAAGAAGATGATCAAGAAGCGGCTTGTGAACAAGCAATACCTGATCGTCGGACGAGGTGCCGCTAAGTCGATCTATGATTCGTGCATCCAATCATTCTTTGAGAATGTGGACACAAGTACGACCCATCAGATCACGACGGCTCCGACCATGAAGCTGGCCGAAGAGGTCATGTCACCGATTCGCACCGCCATCACAAGAGCCCGCGGCCCCGTATTCCAATTTCTAACCCAAGGCTCACTCCAGAACACGACCGGTTCACAGGCCAACCGCGTCAAGTTGGCTTCGACCAAGAAAGGCATTGAGAACTTTCTGACCGGCTCTCTCATTGAGATCCGCCCCATGTCGATCAACAAGCTGCAAGGTCTTCGATGCAAGATCGCAACCGTAGACGAGTGGCTCTCCGGCGACATTCGCGAGGATGTTATCGGCGCTATCGAGCAGGGCGCTTCCAAGGTGGACGACTATCTGATCGTGGCCACCAGTTCGGAGGGTACTGTTCGTAACGGCGCCGGTGACACCATCAAAATGGAGCTTATGAGCATTCTCAAGGGAGATTATCCAAACCCGCATGTTTCGATCTGGTGGTACAAGCTCGACTCTGTCGACGAGGTCGGCTATCCGGAGATGTGGATGAAGGCAAACCCGAACATCGGAAAGACGGTAAGTTACGAGACTTATCAGCTTGATGTGGAACGCGCCGAGAAAGCGCCTGCCGCAAGGAATGATATTCTTGCCAAGCGTTTCGGACTGCCGATGGAGGGTTACACCTATTACTTCACCTACGAAGAGACGCTGCCGCATCGCAAACGCGATTACTGGCAGATGGCCTGCGCGCTGGGCGGAGACCTTTCTCAGGGTGACGACTTCTGTTCGTTCACCTTTTTGTTTCCGCTGCGTAACGGTTCCTTTGGCGTGAAGACCAGAAACTACATTACTTCCAGAACGCTGAATAAGCTGCCCGCTGCTATGCGTAATAAGTATGAGCAGTTTATGGATGAGGGTAGTCTTGTCGTTTTGGATGGAACGGTTCTGGACCCGATGCAGGTCTATGAGGACTTGGACGAGTACATCGTTGCCTGTGGGTATGATGTCCGCTGCTTTGGCTATGACCCATACAACGCCAAGGAGTTTGTGGAACGCTGGGCGGCTGAGAACGGCCCGTTTGGCATTGAGAAAGTCATTCAGGGCGCGAAGACGGAGTCCGTTCCATTGGGTGAGCTGAAGAAGCTGGCCGAAGACCGGATGCTCCTCTTCGATGAAGAGTTGATGACCTATGCTATGGGTAACTGCATCGCCATGGAAGATACCAACGGAAACCGGAAGCTGATGAAGAAGCGGTATGAGCAGAAGATCGACGCCGTGTCGGCTATGATGGATGCCTATATCGCTTACAAGCGGAATCCGGAAGCATTTGAATAAGAGAGGATTATATGCATTACCTTAACAAGCCTGCCCCGCAGACCTTTCTTGCGCATCATGGCATCAAAGGCCAGAAATGGGGCATTCGCCGTTTCCAGAATGAAGATGGAACTCTAACAAAAGCTGGCATTGAGCGTTATGCCGAAGTATCTTCTAAGTCAATAAAAGTCAATGAAGATGGGTCGTCAACTGTCCCTAAAGGATTTACATTCAACCGTATTGGTGGAGCACAGTTTGATCCGAATAAATCTGGTGGATTGTATGTTAGTTACGGGAAAGCCGATGCGTCGCGTTATATAAAATATCTTGGCCCGACGCCAATCAACAAGCTACTAAAGACAGCATCATACAACATTCAGCATATTTCAGTTAAAGAACCTTTGAAAATGCCGTCCAATCAGCAAGTGGCAAAAGAAACTGCTGAGTTGCTTATGAAAAATAAAAAGCTTCTTGCCGCGTTTAATGAGTCTTTTTATGCTGTGGCCGTTACTAATGATTTTAACAAATCTATTAGCATTGCAGATGTTGAAAAGGCGCTGCGCAATCCAAACAGTAAAGAGGGCCAAAAACTCTCGTATGGTGTGAGCAGTATGCTCGGTGATGGAAACATGGCTTCTGAAGCGAAAGATGTTTATAAGCATTTCAGGGATAAAGGATATGATGCAATTCCGGATATTCATGATCGCCTGAGTGGAACATCGGAAACTGCCATGATCGTAATAAATCCAGACAAACTTCAGGTCACATCAAGCACGGTTATCACAAAAGATGTGATGAAAGAGGCGAAGGAGTATGTCAAGTCCTTAGAAAAGCTTCCTGTAAGCGAACTCATAAAGGATTAACCCAGCAGACTTTGAATGGTCTGCTGAATTTTTTTATGCCATGAAGGAGGTGATGAGTTCCGAATGGAAATGACAGTTGCCACGCGGCTAAAGCACGCATGGAATACATTCATGAACCGAGATCCTTATGTTTCTCGGATGTCGATTGGGCCGAGTTACGGTTATCGCCCCGACCGTCCACTCTTCAGCCGTGGAAATGAGCGTTCGATCATTACCTCGGTCTATAACCGTATTGCGCTGGATGTCTCATCTATGACCGTTCAGCATGTGCGACTGGATGGCAGCGACCGATTCAAGGAGGTCATCGAGAGCGGGCTTAATAACTGTTTAACGGTAGAAGCCAATGTTGACCAGACCGGAAGGGCCTTTATGCAGGACATTGTTATGTCGATGCTGGACGAGGGCTGCGTTGCTATCATCCCTGTCGATACAAACTTTGATCCTGAGAAAACCGGCGGCATTGACATCGAGACGATGCGGACCGGCAAGATTCTTGAATGGTTCCCGCAGCATGTGAAAGTTCGCGTCTACAATGACCAGCGCGGTGAGAAAGAGGACATTCTTGTCCCAAAGAGCACCGTCGGCATTGTGGAGAATCCTTTCTATGCTGTCATGAATGAACCGAACTCTACGATGCAGCGGCTTATCCGAAAGCTGAACCTGCTGGACGCCATTGACGAGCAGAACAGTTCCGGAAAGCTGAACCTCATCATTCAGTTGCCGTATGTCATCAAGACAGAAGCACGTCGTCAACAGGCGGAATTGCGCCGACAAGATATCGAGAACCAGTTAGCCAGCTCCAAATACGGTGTTGCATACACTGATGGAACTGAGCATGTGGTCCAACTGAATCGCCCCGTCGAGAACAACCTGATGTCCCAGATCGAATACTTAACGAGTATGCTTTACAGCCAGTTAGGTTTGACCCAGGGCATTCTGGATGGCTCTGCCGACGATAAGACGATGCAGAACTACCTGACTCGAATCGTTGAGCCAATCCTCTCTGCCATTGTTGATGAAATCAAGAGGAAATTCCTCACCAAAACTGCTCGGTCGCAAAAGCAGTCCATCCTGTTCTTCCGAGATCCCTTCAAGCTGGTGCCTGTCGATAAGATCGCTGAGATGACTGACAAGTTCACCCGCAACGAGGTCATGACCTCGAATGAGATCCGGCAGAAGATCGGCATGAAGCCTTCTTCCGACCCAAAGGCGGACGAGCTGCGCAACAGCAATCTGAGCGCACCGGCGGAAAGCACGCCGGCATCAACACCGAAGGAGGACAACAATCAAAATGGAGAAGAAACTTAAGTACGACTTCAGCGGCTGGGCGACGCGCAATGACCTTGTGTGCAGTGATGGCCGCACCATTCGCCGTGATGCGTTTGCACATTGCGACGGAAAGACCGTCCCCCTCGTATGGAATCACCAGCATGACGACCCGACCAATATTTTGGGCCATGCGCTGCTGGAAAACCGCGAGGATGGCGTTTACGCTTACTGCACATTCAACGAAACTGCTGCCGGTAAGGCTGCTAAGCTGATCGTGCAGCATGGAGATGTGGATTCCCTGTCCATCTATGCCAACGGCCTGAAGCAGCAGGGCGGAAATGTGATGCATGGTGACATCAAGGAGCTGAGCCTTGTGGTTGCCGGTGCAAATCCCGGAGCATTCATCGACTTTGTCGATCTTGCTCATGGAGAGGGCGCTGAGCAGGAAGTCATCTTCTGCGCCAACGAACCTATCACGCTCGCCCATGCAGATGAAGGCAAAGCTGATGACTCTTCCGATGACGGCAAGAAGTCCGCTGATGGCAATAAGAAAGACACCGGAGACGGCGATACCGTTGAAGATGTCATCAACAGCCTGACCGAAAAGCAGAAGACCGTTGTGGTTGCTCTGCTCGCCAATGCTATGGCCCACAGCGATTCTGACGACGATGATGGCGAAGAGAAGAAGGACGACAGCCACATCGAACATTCTGACAAATCCGAAGGAGGAGATAAGACTATGAAACACAATGTTTTCGAGAAGCCTGAGGACAATCAGGCGACCACCCTGAGCCATTCCGCTCAGACTGAGATCATCGCCAGCGCCAAGCTCAAGAGCGTCGGCACTCTTCAGGGGGCTATGAAGCTCTACGCCGAGCAGCATAACGATACTCTGAAGCACGGTATCGACGACATCGAGGCCCTGTTCCCAGAGTATAAGGATCTGCGCACCGGCGCTCCTGAGCTCATCACCCGTGACCAGGGCTGGGTCAATGTGGTCATGAACAAGGTCCACAAGAGCCCTATCAGCCGTATCCGTACCCGCAACATGGATGCCCGCGGCGATGATATCCGCGCGCATGGTTACCAGAAGGGCAAGAAGAAGGTTCCTTCCGGCAACATGAAGCTGATGAAGCGCACCACCGATCCGCAGACCATCTACATCACTGACTCCATGCACCGCGATGACATCATCGACATCACCGATTTCGATGTGGTCGAGTACCAGTACGGTGTGATGCGTCAGACTCTGCTGGAAGAGGTCGCTACCGCTATCCTGATCGGTGACGGTCGCGATGAGGCGGATGAGCACAAGATCTCTGAGGAGCATGTCCGTTCTATCTGGAATGACGACGATCTCTACACCATTCACTATGATGTGGACATCGAGGCTGCCCGCAACGAGCTTCAGGGTACCGGCACCGCTTCCCGTTTCGGCGAGAACTACATCTACGCCGAGGCGATCATCACGGCTGCTCTTTACTCCCGCGAGAAGTTCAAGGGCACCGGCACTCCCGACTTCTTCTGCACGCCGCATCTGGTGAATGTGATGCTGCTGGCCCGCGACACCAACGGTCGCCGCATCTACAACTCCAAGGCTGATCTGGCTGCCGCGCTGAACATCAACGAGCTGCACACTGCTGAGCAGTTCGAGGGTCTGGCCCGCACCGACAAGACCGGCAAGAAGCATAACCTGCTGGGTATCTTCGTCAACCTGAGCGACTACACCGTCGGCTCTACCAAGGGCGGCGAGATCACCCGCTTCAACCAGTTCGACATCGACTTCAACCAGGAGAAGTACCTGATCGAGACTCGTCTGTCCGGCGCTCTGACCAGACTGTGGTCTGCTATCGCATTGGAAGAGCCCGTGAAGGCCTCTTCCGGCCAGACCGAGGATACTGGTCACGACGACACCTAAGGGAGAAAATTCAAAATGGCAAAATTTTACGGACCGGTAGGCTATGCTGAAACGGTGGAAACGGCGCCTGGTGTATATGTGGAAAAGATCACGGAGCGGATGTACTTCGGAGACTTGACCCGTAACACCAGGCGTCTTCAGTCATCGGAAACGCTCAATGACGACATCAATGTTGCGAATGAGATCAGCATAGTCGCCGATCCGTTTGCCAACCAGAATTTCCACCGAATGCGGTATGTTTGCTTTATGGGGGCAAATTGGAAAATTTCCAATGTTGAAGTCCACTATCCAAGACTGATCCTGACGATCGGAGGTGTCTACAATGGAGAGACTGCTTCTTCAGAAGACGCTATCTGACATTCTTGGATGCCCCGACCGAGGCGAAAAGTGCCGTGTGTACTTTCAGCCTCCCGCCAGCAAGGAAATGATTTATGACTGCATCGTTTACGAGCGCAGCCGTATTGAACCTACTTTTGCTGACAATCAGCCCTATGCGCTTCACGACCGGTATCAGGTAACTGTGATTTACAGAAATCCTGACAGCGAGATCCCAAGCAAGATCGCGCTTCTTCCGATGTGCAGCCATGAACGCCACTATACCAAAGAAAACCTGAACCATGATGTGTTCAACCTATATTTCTAACCTTACAAGGAGGAAACAGCTATGAAGATCAAATGGGATGAAGTCGGCAAGCGTCTGTATGAGACCGGCGTCGACCACGGCGTCCTGTTCCCGATGGGCGAGGACAATGCATACGGCAAAGGCGTGCCCTGGTACGGCCTGAGCGCCGTTAACGAGAGCCCCTCCGGCGGCGAGCCTAATGCCGTATGGGCGGACAACATCAAGTACCTGAACCTGATGAGTGCCGAGGATTTCGGCGCCACCATCGAGGCTTACACCTATCCCGATGAGTTCGAGGCCTGCAACGGCTGCGCTGAGATCGCCCCGGGTGTCACCATCGCCCAGCAGGATCGCAAGATGTTCGGCTTCTGCTATCGCACGCTGATCGGCAACGATACGGTTGGTACGAACTATGGCTACAAGCTCCATCTGGTGTACGGTGCGCAGGCTTCTCCCTCTGAGAAGAACAACCAGACCGTGAACGACAGCCCCGAGGCTGCCACCATGAGCTGGGAGATCAGCACCACGCCTGTGGATGTTCCCAATTTCAAGCCGACCGCGCATCTGGTCATCGACTCCACCAAGACTGACAAGGCCAAGCTCGCGAAGCTGGAGGAGATGCTGTACGGCACCGATGGCGACCAGGCCACCGAACCCACGCTTCCGATGCCCGAGAAGGTCATCGAGCTGCTGAAGGCCGCCGGCTGATCCACGGTACAAGAACTTCTAAAGCGGGGCTCTCTTCACCGAGGGCTCCGCTTTCTTTAATTTTTGAAAGGAGAAAGCATCATGCTTAAGAAAACCATCGCTTATACCGACTACAACGGTACCACTCGCAAGGAGGATTTTTACTTCAACCTGACACAGGCTGAGGTGACGGAACTGGAGGTCTCTGTTGAGGGAGGCCTGGTCGAAATGATCAACCGCATCGTTGCCGCGCAGAATGGCAAGGTCATCATTGAGACCTTCAAGGACATCATTCTGCGCGCTTACGGTGAGAAGTCTCCGGATGGCCGTCGATTCATCAAGAACCAGGAAGTCCGCGATGCCTTTGCCCAGACCGAGGCGTACAGCAACCTGTTCATGGAGCTGGCAACCGACGCTAAGGCTGCGAGCGAGTTCGTCAACGGCATCGTTCCTCCCGAGACGAAAAAGGCAGCCCAGGCCGATCAGAGTGCCGAAGCTCCCGCTGTTCCTGAAAACCGATGACAATGAGGACCGGCGATGCTGAAGATCACAGTGCCGGCTACCGAATTGTTTGACGGGGTCGGAAACTTTATCAACACCAAGGAGCAGACGCTCCAACTGGAGCATTCGCTGGTCTCTCTTTCAAAATGGGAAGCCAAATGGCACAAGCCTTACTTGTCCCGCAAGGCGATGTCCATAGAAGAGACGATCGACTACATCCGGTGCATGACGCTGACACAGAATGTCGACCCGAATGTGTATAAAGCGATCACTCCATCAAATTTGAAGACGGTCACAGAGTACATTGACGCTCCGATGACCGCCACGACCATCTCCAATGCAAAGAAAAAGGGTGGAAGCCGTAAAATCGTCACGGCAGAGGTCATTTATTATTGGATGATCTCCTACGGTATCCCGTTTGAGTGCCAGAAATGGCATCTGAACCGACTGCTGACCCTTATCAATGTATGTAATGTGGAGGGGTCGCCGCCTCAGAAGCTTTCGAGAGCGGAGGTTGCCGCACAGTATAAAGCGCTGAACGCCGCCAGACGGAAGCAGTGGAATACAAGGGGGTAACACCATGACAGAAAAAGAACTGAGAGCCAAAGTAGTCTCGATCGCAGAGAAGTATCTCGGATGCAAGGAAAGCAATGGCTCGCATAGAAAAATCATCGACCTCTATAACAGTCACAAACCGCTTGCACGAGGCTACCCCGTGAAATACACAGACGCCTGGTGCGCAACTTTTGTGAGCGCTGTGTTTATTGAGGCCGGCTTGACAGAGATCGCGCCGACCGAATGCGGATGCGGAGCAATGATCAATCTTTATAAGAAGATCGGTCGTTGGGAAGAGAATGATGCCTATATCCCCTCTCCGGGTGATGTTGTTATGTACGACTGGCAAGATAACGGCGTGGGTGATAATACCGGTGCCGCTGATCATGTCGGTATTGTGGTGAGTGTTTCCGGAAATTCCATCAAGGTCATCGAAGGAAATATGAGTGATGCCGTTGGGTATAGAACCTTGCGGGTGAATGGCAAATACATTCGAGGCTATTGCCTCCCCAAGTATTCTGCCAAAGCTGGTTCGACAGGTTCCAACACGACGACACCGCCGAGTAATGGTTCGGCAAGCAAGCCTGCAAGTGCTAAAAAGGCATCTGAGGCAGCAAGGTCTTTCGATAAGACTTTGGCCGGTACTTATGTTGTCACGGCGAATGTTGGGCTGCATATCCGTAATGGTGCAGGAACCGGTAAGGCCAGTCTCGCCGTACTTCCCAAAGGTACAAAAGTTGCAAACTACGGGTACTACACGCTTGTCGGCAATATAAAGTGGCTTTATGTTCAGGTCACTTACAAGGGTGTCACATACACCGGATTTTGCAGTTCTCAGTATTTGAAGAAGTAAACAAGTGCAATTTGGAGGAAAACATGATCACATTCAGACAAAAGGGCGACTTCTCCAAGCTGACGAGGTTTTTGGAGAGAGCCAAAGAAACGGTGCATCTCGGAGACCTCGATCAGTATGGCCGAGCCGGAGTGGCCGCTCTTGCGTCTGCAACGCCTGTTGACTCTGGAGAAACGGCCCAATCGTGGTATTACGAGATCACGAACAAGAAGGGTTTTGTGAGCATCTCGTTTCACAATTCAAATATTCAAAATGGAGTTCCAATCGCCATCATTTTGCAGTATGGACATGGAACTGGAACCGGCGGCTGGGTAGCGGGACGTGATTACATCAATCCTGCTATCCGGCCTATTTTTGATCAAATCGCAAATGACGCATGGAAGGAGGTCACGAAGACATGAGCACAACGATCGACGAGAGAGTTGTTGAAATGCGATTCGACAACCGTCAATTCGAGGCGGGTGTGAAGACAAGTTTGTCCACGCTCGACAAACTCAAAGAGGGTTTGGATCTGGACGGTGCGGCTAAAGGTCTGAAGGGCCTTGGCGACGCAGCTAAAAAGTGCGACCTTTCGACCCTTAGCAATTCCGTCGAGACTGTTCGGATGAAATTCTCGGCGCTCGAAGTCATGGCGGTGACCGCCCTTTCAAACATTACCAACTCGGTCATCAATACCGGAAAACGGATGATCGAATCGTTTACATTGGAGCCTCCAAAACAAGGCTTTGACGAATACGAGCTTAAGATGGGCTCTATTCAGACGATCATGATGAGCACCGGCGCATCGTTGGAGGAGGTCAACAAGTATCTTCAGGAGTTGAACACCTATTCCGATAAGACGATTTACTCTTTCCAGGATATGACCTCTAATATCGGTAAGTTCACGAATGCCGGCGTCGGCCTTGAGGATGCTGCTATGGCTATCCAGGGCGTGTCGAATGTGGCTGCCGTATCCGGTGCAAATGCAAACGAGGCTTCCCGTGCAATGTATAACTTTGCGCAGGCCTTGTCCGCAGGATATGTCAAGCTGATCGACTGGAAATCCATTGAAAATGCGAACATGGCAACGGTGGAATTCAAGACGCAGCTTTTGGAGTCGGCTGTTGCGTGTGGAACTTTGACGAAAACCGCAGACGGAATGTATAAGACCGTCAAGGGAAATGTCATCGACGCCACACATAATTTTAACGATTCTTTGCAGGACCAGTGGATGACGACAGAAGCTCTTGTCGGCACACTTCGTAATTATGCGGATGAAACGACCGACATCGGCAAGAAGGCATTCGCGGCTGCACAGGATGTTAAGACATTCTCACAGTTGATGGACACCTTAAAGGAAGCTGCGGGCTCCGGCTGGGCGAATACCTGGGAAATCCTCTTTGGTGACTTTGATGAAGCTAAGGAATTGTGGACTGGTCTTAGTCAGGCGATCGGCGGATTTATTGATACGCAGTCTGATGCTCGTAATTCGGTGCTTCAGGGATGGAAAGACCTTGGCGGCAGAACCGAGCTGATCGAGTCTCTCAAGAATACGCTCAATGGAATCGGGACAGTTATCAAGCCGATTACAGAAGCCTTTCGTGATATTTTTCCGCCAACTACTGCGGAACAGCTTCATAATCTGACGGAAGGACTGCTTAAGTTCACAGAAAAGCTGACGCTTAGTGACACTGCTTCCGAAAACCTGAAGAACACCTTCAAGGGTCTGTTTGCCATTCTTGATATTTGCAAGCGGGCAATCGGTGCAATTCTGGGTCCGGTCGGTTCTCTTCTTGGGAAAGTGACTGGCTTAGGCGGCGGTGTTCTCGGCGTGACCGGCTCTATCGGAGAATGGCTCGTCAAGCTTGACGAAGCGATCAAGAAGAACGACGCCTTTGGCAAAGGCATTGAGGAAATCTCTGATTTTGTGAGCGGTGCTGTTACGGCCATCCAGAATTTTGCCGAGTCTGTTCGTGAATACCTCGGTCTGCCGACGCTTGACGAAGCGAAGGAGTCTATGAAAGAACTCTTTGGTACTGCCGAAGAGAAGATTCAGGTTCCTGGACTGGAACTCCTGCACACGATCCTGGAGAAGCTGAAAGAGCGTGCCAATCAGGTCAAAGACGCTATTGTCGGTCTGAAAGATGGCATCTCTGATGCGTTTTCTAAGATTGGCGGAAATACCGATGTGTCGAAATTCGCTACATTGATTCAAGCACTATCCGTTGCCGCTAAGAAAATTGGCGGTGGTATTTTCGATGTGGTCGGAAACGGTATCAATAAGATCGTAACCGCGGTGAGTAACGCTGATTTTAGCGGAATCATCGACCTGCTGAACGGAATTTCTATCGGCGGTATTGCGATTGCCATAACCAAGTTCACCAATAGTTTGACGAAGCCCTTTGATGAAGTCGGAAGCCTTCTTGACAATGTGAAGGGAATTCTGGATGGGGTTCGTGGATGCTTTGAGGCGTATCAGACGCAGTTAAAAGCCGGAACTTTGCTGAAAATAGCAAGCGCTATTGCGATTCTGGCAGCATCTATCGTCGCGATATCTCTTATTGATAGTGAGAAGTTATCTGCGTCATTGGGAGCTATTACGGTTCTCTTTGCCGAATTGATGGCATCCATGTCGGTGTTTACCAAAATCAGCGGAGATGTTAAAGGCGCGGTGAAGAGTTCGACAGTGATGCTCGCCATGTCCACATCCATCCTGATCCTTGCATCAGCTCTGAAAAAGATCGGTGACTTGGATGGTGGACAGCTTGCAAAAGGTGTTGCCGGTGTGACGGCCTTGATGGCGGCGATGGTCGGCGCGGTGAAGCTGCTTAACATGAGCGGCGGTTCTTCGATGAAGGGCGCAACACAGATGGTTCTCTTTGCGGCTTCCATCAAGATCCTTGCATCGGTCTGCACAGACATTGCAACGCTTGAATGGAATGGACTTGCAAAAGGGCTGACTGGTGTCGGTGTACTGCTGGCAGAAGTCTCACTCTTTATGAACACTGCAAAGTTCAGTGGAAAGTCTTTGACAACAGCGGCGGGCATCGTCATTCTTGCTTCGGCAATCAAAATCCTGGCATCCGCCTGTAAGGATCTCGGTAGTCTCGATTTCGGACAGCTTGTGAAGGGGCTTGGCTCCATTGGTGTTCTTCTGGCAGAGATCACGGTCTTTACCAAGTTGACCGGCAATGCAAAGGGTCTGGTGTCCACCGGGATCGCGATGATCGGGATTGGCGCTGCTATGAAGATCTTTGCTTCCGCGATGGGCGACTTCGGAAACCTTGACTGGAATCAGATCGCCAAGGGGCTTGTCGCTATGGGCGGTGCATTGGCCGAAGTTGCTATCGCTATGAAGGTGATGCCGAAGAACACGATAAGTGTTGGCGTTGGTCTGATCGCTGTCGGTGCGGCACTTGAGATCGTGGCAAATGCCCTTGGAAAGATGGGCGGTATGACCTGGGAAGAGATCGCAAAGGGGCTCGTCACAATGGGCGGCGCTCTTGCAGAGCTTGCCATCGGTCTGAATGTGATGAACGGTACTTTGCCTGGCTCTGCTGCCATGCTGGTAGCGGCTGGCGCATTGGCTATTCTGACTCCGGTGCTGCTGGCTCTTGGCTCAATGAGTTGGGAGAGCATCGCCAAGGGGCTTGTGACGATTGCCGGTGCATTCACCGTGATCGGTGTGGCCGGTCTTGTGCTGACTCCTCTTGTTCCGACGATCCTGGCACTTGCCGGAGCATTTGCGTTGATCGGTGTCGGTACCGCAGCTATCGGGGCAGGTCTTCTCGCTGCCGGTGCCGGACTGTCGGCTATTGCAGTCGGCATTACCGCCTTGGCTACTTCTCTTGGCGCAGGTGTGACCGTTATTGTGGCAGGACTCAGCACGATCATCACAGGGATTGCCGCGTTGATCCCTGCCATTGCCGAAAAGCTCGGTGAGGCTATTATAGCGTTCTGCGGCGTTATCGCTCAGGGGGCTCCCGCTATTGGAGAAGCTGTTAAGGCCGTCGTTCTTACGCTGGTGGATGTACTTGTCGAGTGCGTCCCTGCAATCGCTGACGGTGCATTGGCACTGCTGTCCGGCGTGCTCGCTTCTCTTGCAAACTATACTCCGGAAATCGTTGACTCTATTATGCTGTTCCTGATCAACCTGCTGAACGGCATTGCAGAGCGGCTGCCCGAACTCATTCAGGCGGCAGTCAATGTGATCGCGGCATTCTTCTCCGGCATCATTGATGCTCTGGCAGGACTTGATACAAGTGTATTGGTGAAAACCATCGCCGGCATCGGTCTGCTGTCCGGTATTATGGTCGCATTGGGTGCGGTAGCCGCATTGATCCCCAGCGCTATGATAGGTGTGCTCGGCATGGGTGCTCTTATCGCTGAGTTGGCGATCGTTCTTGCTGCTGTTGGTGCCCTTGCACAGATCCCCGGCCTTTCCTGGCTGATTGGTGAGGGCGGTAAGCTGCTGGAGCAGATCGGTACGGCGATCGGTGGGTTTGTCGGCGGCATTGTCGGCGGATTCATGAGTGGTATCTCCAGTCAGTTCCCGCAGATCGGCAGTGATCTTGCAGCGTTTATGACAAATGTTCAGCCGTTTATCGACGGCGCAAGCAGTATCTCTCCGGCAATGTTCAGCGGTGTGCAGGCATTGACAGACGCGATATTGCTGCTGACGAAGGCCGAGCTTGTGCAGGGTATTGCGTCCTGGTTCACGGGTAGTTCTTCTCTTTCGGATTTTGCTGATGAGCTCGTTCCGTTCGGAGAAAGCATGGCGGAGTTCAGCAACGCCATCAGCGGGATGGACGCCGACCTTGTTTCCAAAGCGGCGACTGCCGGTAAGGCACTTGCAGAGATGGCCACAACGCTGCCGAACAGCGGCGGTGTAGTCGGCTTCTTTGCCGGTGAGAATGACATGGACAAGTTTGGAGAGCAGTTGGTTCCGTTCGGAAAGGCCATGAAGGACTACTCTCTCGCTGTCAAAGGAATGGATGTCGGTGCCGTCAGCAATTCCGCTTCTGCCGGTAAGGCGCTCGTGGAACTATCCAATACCATTCCGAACTGCGGCGGGCTTGTGAGTTTCTTCACCGGAGACAACAGCATTGCCGACTTCGGCGACCAGCTCGTTCTCTTCGGCAATGGTCTTGCGGCTTACTCCGCCTCTATCGAGGGTATCAACATGAGCAAGCTCTCCGGCGCGATCACACAGGTCGAGAAGCTGGTGGCGCTTGCCGATACGGTGAAGAATATGGATCAGTATGCATTTGTGAACTTTACGAATGCGCTGGTTCTGCTGGCAAACACAAGTATCCAAAACTTTACCGACGCCTTCTATAACAGTGGAGCTACCGTGAGCACGGCGGTCATCTATATGCTCAATTCCGCAGGCACGACCATCCGGCAGAACCAGACGATCGTTAATGTGGCGATGGCTGAGCTGATGCTTGCGATGGCCGCGACCGTGAAAGCACATACCACGAGCATGAATACCGCGGTCGTGCAGATGATGGTCGGCTTCAGCACCACGATTCGCAGCAACGGTGCTTCCGTGCGGACGGCGATGCAGTCTGTCATGCTGGTCGTTGTGGCAGAAGTGAACAACTACAAGGATCAGTTCAATGAAGCCGGCAGGAATGTTTCGCAGGGCTTTATCAACGGCATCCGCTCGAAGCTGAGCGGCGCCTCTCAGGCGGGCCGTGATCTGGGTCTTGCGGCGCTGAATGCGGCAAAGAAGGCGCTGGACAGCCATTCTCCCTCCCGCGAGTTTATCGAGCTTGGTAAAAACATTGGCGAGGGTATGACCATCGGTATCAACAATGCTATCGTTCCGGTTTCTTCGGCTGCGGCAAAGATGAGCGATGAAGCCATCAAGGTCGCGCAGAAGGGACTCGACTCCTTTAAGGATTGGGCGGAAGAGCGGAAATATTACAGCGAGCTCAGCTTGAAAGAGGAGCTTGCCGGATGGGAAACGCTCCAGAAGAAATACCGTGAGGGCAGTGAGGAACGAAAGCAGATCGACCGCGAGGTCTATCGTGTTCAAAATGAGTTGGTTACGGCCACTTATCAGTATTCGATGAACTGGATCGAAGAGCAGAAATCGTATAACAAGCTGACCCTTGCGGAGGAACTGGCTGCCTATAAGCGTGTTCAGAGCCGATATGCCAAGGGGACAGAGCTGCGGAAGAAGCTCGACCTGCAAGTTTACCAGTTGGAGAAAGAGATCAGCGACGCGCAGAAACAGTATATCTCTGATGTGCAGTCTGTGCAGAGCGAGGCGAACCAGAAGCGGCTCGACCTGGAGGAAGAGTACGCCGATAAGGTAAAGTCGATCAACGCGCAACTGGCGAGCGATATTCAGGCTGAGAACGACAAGTACGAGAATGCTCTGAAATCCCGCGAAGATTCCCTCTATAAGTCCTATGGCCTCTTTGACGCTGTGAAGGAGCGTGATGAGGTCAGCGGCGACACCCTGATGAAAAACCTTGAGGGTCAGGTCAAGGAATTTGGCGAATGGCAGGATATTTTAGAGTCTCTTGCCGGCAGAGGACTTGACAGTGACCTCCTTGAAGAACTTCAGGACATGGGCCCCGACGCGATCGCCCAGATCAAGGCGCTGAACAACATGAGCGACTCCGAGCTTGAGAAGTATGCTGACCTCTGGAAGGTCAAGCACGCAATGGCTCGCGAGCAGGCGGTCGGCGAATTAGAGGGGCTGCGCGAAGAGACCCAGCAAAATATTGCAAAACTCCGCGAGGAGGCCGATCAGGAGCTTACCGAGTATCGTGCTCTCTGGCAGGAGAAGATGAATCAGGTCACGGAAGATGCCAACGCTCAGTTGGAACAGCTCCGCAGAAGCTTTGAGGAAAAGGTTGGTCTTATCAAGAACAATACTGAGGATGAGCTTCAGGAGATGGCCGACACGGCGCAGAAGGTTCTGACGGAAGCTGGTTGGGATGAGACCGGCAAGCAGATCGTCAAGGGGCTTACTGAAGGCGTTCAGTCTGAGAAGTCCAGCTTTGTTGATGAGATCACGCAACTGGCTCTTGCAGGCGTACAGGCGGCGAAGTCGACACTGGACATCAACTCTCCGTCGAGGGTGTTCCGTGAGATTGGTAACTACACCGGTCTTGGTTTCGTGAAAGGTCTTCAGGACTATGTTGACCGCTCTTATGCGGCCGGTTCTGAGATGGCGGAGTCGGCCGAGGGCGGTCTTTCTGGTGTGCTCCAGACCATTGCCGACATTGTGAGCGGCGGGTTCGATATGGAGCCGGTGATCCGTCCTGTTCTGGATCTCTCCGCCGTATCGGCCGGAGCAGACGCCTTGAACAACCTATTCTATTCGCAGCGAACGGTCGGTCTTGTCGGGCAGGCTGCCGTTGCATTTGAGGCACAGCGCGGCGGAAGCAGCCAAACAACAATTTCCGTCGACAATGATGATGTTGTGGCTGAACTCCGCACGCTTCGAGGTGAGATGGCTTCGATGCTGGAACGCATGGAGAAGCTGCGTGTTGTGCTGAACACCGGTGCGCTCGTCGGCGAACTTGCTGAACCGATGGATGTGGCACTCGGACAGCGGTCTACACAAAGAGGAAGGGGGATTTAAGTTGTACCATTCGATCACATTTGGCGATAAGAACACATGGGACGATTGGCGGCTTGTCCCCGCTTCCCGTCCGCTATTCAATCCACCTGCGCAAAAGGTGAAGACTCTGGATATTCCCGGTGGGGACGGCGTTATTGATCTATCGCAAGCCCTCACCGGGTATCCGGTGTATCAGAACCGGACAGGGTCTATCGAGTTTATCGTCATGAATGACTTTAAGCCGTGGCACATGGCCTACTCCGACATCATGGACTATCTGCATGGACAGACCATGCGGGCGATCCTTGAGGACGATCCTGAATATTTTTACGAAGGGCGCTTCACGGTGAACGCCTGGAAGTCGGAAAAGGACTGGTCGCGGCTCGTCATCGACTACGATGTCGGCCCATACAAGTGGAAAAACCTTTCCTCCATCGACAACTGGCTGTGGGACCCGTTCAACTTTCAAAATGGAGTCATTCAGGCTGCATTGTTTCGCAACATTGCGGTGACGACAGAGATGAAGGAGATCGAGCTGGACGCGGTGATGTACGGACGGGCCCCGGTCTGCCCCAGATTCATTGTGCAAAGCAGTGAGGGGCGCGGCGTTCATGTCCGATTTGTCAACCGTCAGCTCAGCATCGACCTGACAAAGCTTTTGCCGGATGGAACCATTCAGATCCCTGAGTTTATTCTGTTTGGCGACTACGGCGGGACGATCTATCTTTGGGTCGACGAGGGAACGGGGACCGTGTCCGTTGATTTCAGACAAGGGAGGTTGTAAGCGATGTATTCTGTTTATGCCGATGGTGTCTGCATCTACAATGATGCCTTCGCATTGGACAACATGAAGCTTGCAAGCCCCAAGCTGACGCTGGAGGATAACGCAGCCGGTTCCTTTGTGATGACGGTTCCGCCCTCTAATCTCGGATACAGCACCATCATTCGTATGGTGACTGACATCGCCGTTCACAAGGACGGAAAAGAGATCTGGGCGGGGCGCGTCCTTTCTGAAAACGAGGACTTTTACCTAAACCGGGTGCTTACTTGCGAGGGCGAGCTTGCATTCTTCAACGACAGCACCCAGCCGCCTGCGGAGTACGCCGGAGGGACGATCCGTGAGTACCTTGAGGCAATGATCGCCATTCACAACGCAAAGGTCGGAGACAACCGGAAGTTCACCATCGGCATCGTTACGGTGGTGGATGAAGATTTTCCGACTTATTACACCAACTATGAAAAGACCATCACGATCTTGAATGCGTTGGTGGCGCAGTACGGCGGTCACCTGCGGGTGCGTAAGGAAGACGGCATCCGCTATCTCGACTATTTGGCGGATTACCCCGACACTTGCAGCCAGACGATCCAGTTCGGCTCCAACCTCATCGAACACACCAAGGGATGGGATATGACGGAGTTTGCAACGGTCATCGTTCCGCTTGGCAACCGGCTTGACAAGAGCGAGATCGAGGCGCTGGACGCCTATCTGACCGTTGAGAGCGTGAATGAGGGCAGCCTTTATGTCCAGTCCTCCGAGGCTGTGAAAACCTATGGCTGGATCGAGAAAACAGTGACATGGGACAGCGTTTCTGATCCCGAAGCACTGCTGGAAAAGGCGAAGGCATATCTTGCCGACTTGCAGTTCGACAACATGGAACTGGAAGTGAGTGCTCTTGACCTCCACTATCTCAACGCGAATGTGGAGGCAGTGAAGCTGCTGGACGAGATCCGCGTGATCTCGCGGCCGCATGGCCTTGACCGTATATTTCCTGTCACGAAGCTGGAGATCCCTCTGGACAGCCCGGAGAATACCAAGTTTACGCTTGGCGACACGGTGCAGACCAGCCTTACCAGTGTGAACAACCAGATCAGCGCCGCTATCCTTGAGAAAATCGAGAGTCTCCCAAAGGCGCACAACATCCTGAAAGAGGCAAAAGAAAACGCCACGCAGATCATGACAGCGGCCACGACCGGCTACATCACGATCACACGGGACGAATACGGTTCTGACACGCTTTATATTTCCAATATCCGCGACTATACCAAAGCCGACAAGCTCTGGAAATGGAACATGAACGGCCTTGGCTACTCCAAGGATTACGGAAAGACCTTTGGGCTTGCCATTACAATGGACGGTTCTATCGTGGCGGACTACATCACGACCGGCGTTCTCAATGCCGATGTGATCCGCGCAGGTACGCTGAAAGATTACGGCGGAAACTTCTCGCTGGACTTCGAGACCGGCAAGCTGACGATGAAGAAAGGCTCCATCGACATTGGAGACGGAAACTTCACCGTTGACGAAGAAGGCAACCTGACCGCACGCCGAGGCACCTTTGCGGGTACTCTGGCTGCGGCGAAAGGAACCTTCAGCGGTACGCTGGTCGGTGTGGACGGAAACTTTAAGGGCGTGGTTCAGGCCTCTGACTTCCTTGACCGAGCGGGCAACAGCATGATGGACGATGAGCGATTCAAGTCTAAATACCTGAGCGTCTACGGGCTTACCGTTACCAACGGTGTCCGCACGACCTTTGCTGTTGATTCCAGCGGTTCCGTTACCATAGACGGTAAGGTGACGCTGTCCGCCGGAAGCACGATCAACTGGGCTTCCGTGACGAACCAGAATCTCACCTCCAACCCCGCCTACTCGCTGGCAAGCACGGCGAATGCAAACGCGGCCACCGCAAAGAGCGCAGCAGATGACGCTTACGATGAGGCTTCTGCCGCATGGTCGAGAGCAAACAAGGCCTATCAGGATCGGTGCACCGACCAGAATGTGTTTGATGTGCTCACCTCAGGTGGTACGAAGTTCGGTATTTTCAGCGACTCGTACAGCGGACGGCTTTACATCAATGCCGATTATATTCGTTCTGGCACCATCAATGCCGATTATATCGACCTATCATGCGATTATGGTGGATTCTGCAAAGGGCATGGCTCTGACGGTCAGCATACGACCTACGGTGCGATGATGTATGGTTCTAACGGTCCTGGTTGGGAGCCTTATATTATTGTTACCAATGCTGGCGCCCGTATCTCCGGTTCCGGAGCAGACCTTGTTGTTTCCAGCGGCATCACCATGAGTGAAGAGCCAAGTTACGGTTCCGACTTAAGGATCAAGAACAGCATCGACTATGATCTTGCCTCTTATGAGGCGTTCTTCCTGGCGCTGAAGCCATCCACCTTCAAGTACAACAAAGGTACTTCCGGGAGGAAACATTTCGGCTTTATCGCCCAGGATGTAGAACAGGCAATGCTTGACACCGGACTGACGCCAGATCAACTTGCGGCACTTGTCAAAGATCCTGTCAAAGAGATCCTTTCGGATGGCATCACGGACTACCGTTACAGCATCCGATACGGCGAACTTATTGCGCTCAATACGCACATGATCCAGAAACTCTATCAAATGGTCGAAGAACTGCTTCAGCAAAAGGAGGGATAATGTTGAAGAAACAGCTTAAAAATTCAGAAATGGTCGTGATGGTCCAGAACCTGCGGCCGCTTCTTCAGCTCCGCAACAAGATCGGCTATATCGCCGCGAGGAACTTCCGGATGCTTTCTACTGCTCTGACCGAGTATGAAGCATTCAAACACGACCTCATCAACAAATACGGAGAGCCCGACAAGGATGAAAGTGGCAACGAGACCGGAACCATTTCCATCAAGGTGGGCTCTTCTAATTTTAAGGCCTTCTGCGACGAGCTTGCTCCGTTCAACGAGATGGAGCATGAGGTCGAGCTGATGACTGCCAAGTATGAAGATACGATCGGCTGTCTGAGCGGCGAGGAGATCCTGCTGCTCGACTGGATGCTGGAGGACTAAGGAAGGAGTGATTTAGATGGCTGATATCAGCAGCTTTCTGAAAAAAATCCTCAGCGCCATTTATGGCGAAGAGGTTCGCGGCTCCATCCATGATGCTCTGGCGGCGATGAACACGGAGTCCAGCAGCGCGATGGAATTTGCCTCCACCGCCAAGGATTCTGCACAGGCAAATGCCGCGGCTGCCAAGAAGTCCGCCGAAGATGCCGACAAAAAGGCGACAAGCGCCTCCGAATCCGCTGCGGCGGCTGCACTCTCCGAGGGAAGCATCAAGACCTCTGAGGAAAATGTCAACAAGCAGGCCGCAGACGCGAAAGAAGCTGCCGCCGGTGCTAAGGCATCTGAGACAGAGGCGAAGAACTCGGAAGAGATCGCCAAGCAGAAGGCACAGGAGGCCACGGACGCCAAGACAGCGGCAACGCTTGCTGAGGGAGAGGTCAAGGCCGCCGAGGAGCGCGTGAGAACTATCCGCTCAGAGGCCGAGACACTGGGCGCACAGGCTACTGCCGACCGCAACGCAGCGGAAGAGGCCCGTGCTGCTGCGGAAGCTGCAAGAGATGCGGCGGCGAACAGTCAAAATGGAGCAAAAGCATCGGAAGATGCCGCTGCTGTATCGAAGACGGACGCCGAAGCCGCTAAAACGGCTGCTGTGGATGCCCGTGACAAGGCGCAGACCGCTAAAACGGCCGCCGAGAACGCGCGGGAGTCTGCCGAGACCTCTGAGGCAAACGCCAAGACTTACAAGGAGTCTGCCGCAGAGAGTGCCGCGACAGCACAGCAGTACAGCGGCAAGCCGCCTAAGCCGGAGAACGGTACCTGGTGGATCTGGGACGCTGAGAAGGGCGCCTATGTGAACACCAACATCAGTTGCGAGCTGACCGGCCCGACCGGCAACGGTATCCAGAGCATTCAGTTGACGCAGGGCAATCATACGCCCGGCTCGACTGATATTTACACCGTTACGATGACAGACGGAAGCAAGTACAACATCGCCGTCTACAACGGTCTGAACGGAACGGGTACGGGCGATGTGCTCGGCATCCATTTCGATCTGGTGCTGCCGGCCTCCGGATGGTCGAACGGTTCCATCACTGTGGCGGAGAGCCGCCTTGTGGCCGCTGCCAAGTATAAATACCTCATTGATGCGTATGAAGCCAGTCGTGAAGAGTACCTCGAATGCAATGTGCGTCCGAAAGACATCTCCACGACCGGCTTCATCACATTTGTGAACGATACCGACCCGATCAAAGACATCACGGTGAACATCGTGCGTCTTGAACTGTCGGTCAATGCCGAAGAAGGAGGCGAATGATTTGAAAATCGCGATCAAAAGCTGCTTCACCACGCTGGTGGAGGACACTACGCTGATCCAGAATGCAGCGACGCCTTATCCGGTCGAATTCGCTTTCAGCAAGGATTGGGACGGGTTCGCAAAGACTGCGCTCTTTGAGGCAGGCGGTGTCAGCATGGCTGTGGTGCTGAGCAAGGACAAGTGTTACATCCCGGGCGAATGCCTGAAGAAAGGCGGTATCCCGCTGAAGATCGCCGTTTATGGCATCAATGGCAAGGAACGGAAGTCGACGGGCTGGCATGTGACCAGCAAGATCCTCTTCCCGGCCAATATCAGCATTGGCACAGGTGGCTCCGGAGACCCGATGGGTGATGAAGCCTACAAGCAGATCATGGGAATCATCGGCGACCCATCGACGGCGGGTTTTGGCAACAAGACGCTGACCGAGGTGATCGTTGAGATCCAGAGAAGCATTTCTGGAACGGCCTCGGATAAAGAGGTCGACGATATGCTGAACGACGCCTTTGCCTCGAACGACCCGGGCGGAAGCACATCCGACAACACCGCTTCCGACAAAGAAGTGGACGACCTACTCAATGATGTTTTCGGCGAACAGCCGTGAACAAATATATTTAAGGGGGACATGCAATATGTCTACTACCAAGCACACTACTATTGAACAGCTCAAGAAACTGGCGCTGCGCACAAAGAGCGAGATCGGCCTTGTCGACGCTAAGGTTGCCGGCCTGACCACTAAGGTCAATGACCTGGTGACTGCCGGCGGCGAGCCCAACAAGCTGGAAGGAATCAAGGTCAACGGCACTCTGCTGGCCCTGACTGATAAGATCGCCGACATCCTCATCGCTGAGGGCAAGACCAACGGCACCATCTCCGCCAACGGCGTTGATATTCCCGTTCACGGTCTGGCGGCTCTGGCCTACAAGTCCGAGGTTGCTGAGAGCGATCTGGCTGCCGCTCTGAAGGCCATCATCGACGCCAAGGCGAAGCAGGCTGACCTGGATACCCTGACCGGCAACGGCGAAGGCTCCATCAGCAAGATGATCGACGCTGCTATCAACAAGTTCGCCACCGATGTGACCGACGACAATGTGGTCAACAGCTACAAGGAGCTGATCGACTGGGTTGCTAAGCACGGCCCTGAGGCGACCAAGATGGCCGGCGGCATCAGCGAGAACAAGACCGCTATCGCCGACCTGAAGACTCTTGTCGGCACGCTTCCCGAGGGTGCGACCTCTACCACCGTTGTCGCTTACATCACCGAGGCGATCAACGCCCTGAGCATCGGCGATTACGCCAAGACGACCGAGGTGACTGCCGCGATCAACACCGCCCTTGAGTCTTACTACACCAAGACCCAGGTCGACGAAACCTTTGTCAAGAAGACTGACATCGTGATGGCTACCGACGAGGAAGTCGACGCCATGCTGACCGAAGTCTTCGGCGCTCAGGCTACCGTCTGATCCAGCATATGCGAGCGGGGGATGGGGCTTCCTGTCCCCCGTTCCACCTTTTGAAAGGAAGGTAACAACACATGGCAGAGCATAAGCTTTCCACATTTGATCAGTTCAAAAAGCTGGCACTTGCGGGGAAGAAGGATTCCGCCAAGCAGGTAGCTGAATTGGCGGAGCTTGTTGCCGCCGGACTGGAGGATCTCCAGCATATCGGCATCTCTGTTACTCTGCCGGCCGCGAATTGGAGCGGCGGAGCGCAGACTGTTGCACATGCTTCCCTCTTAGCTGACAGCAACTATATTTATCTTGTAGGCGCAGACGCCGGTACCCGTAATGTGTACGACAGTTATGGCGTGAGCGCAGACAATGTAACTACGAGCGGGCAGATGACTTTCCGGTGCGATATGACGCCGACCGTTGACTTGTCCGTCTTTATCATTCGACTGGAGGTCGGAACAGATGAGTAATGTTGGCAAGGTATTCAACCTTTCCGGCGGCGGTGGCAGCGGCTCTCCTAAGATGGAAAGTCTGACTATCGCCACCCCGCCCAACAAGACGGTCTATAAGTCCGGTGAAACTTTCGACCCCACCGGCATGGTCGTTGTGGCAAACTACGGCGAAGGTCTGATGGCAAATGTGACGGGTTACACCGTCTCTCCCTCTGTTCTTACGGACGGGGTGAGCGAAGTTGTCATCACCTACACCGAGGGTCGCATCACGAAGACCGCGACGGTTACCGTGACGGTGGAAAAGGTGCTTGTCAGCATCGCCATCACCACACAGCCGACCAAGACGGTCTACCAGTATCAGGAGAGCCTTGACCCGGCAGGCATGGTCGTGACCGCAACCTTCTCGGACGGGAGCACGGCTGCTGTACTGGATTACACCTATCCGACGACGAACTTCTCTACGCTGGGGCGTCAGGTCATGAAGCTTGAATACACCTACGAAGGTGTGACGAAGAGCACAGACCTTGTCGTTACGGTGCAGGGCAAGACCATTGCCGTTCCGACGCAGACGAACATCCCGACCTACAACGGTTCGGATAAGACGCCGAGCTGGAACGGCTACGATCCACTCAAAATGGAGATCTCCGGCGTTACGAGCGCCTCTGACGCAGGCAGTTACACGGCGATCTTCAAGCTGTCTTACGGCTATCTGTTCCCGGACGGCACGGATGAAGCCCGCGTAAAGTGGACGATCGACCGCGCTGTCATCTCGGCTCTGCCGACGCAGACGGGAACGCTTGTTGCCGACGGCACGAGCAAGACACCGAGCTGGAACGGCTATGACACCAACAAGATGACCATTGGCGGCGATACCTCCGGTACGGCTGCCGGTGAGTACACGGCGACCTTTACGCCGACTTCCAACTACAAGTGGTCTGACGGAAGCACAGGAGCCAAGGAAGTGAAGTGGACGATCATCTCGGTGCTCGTTTCCATTCCTTCGCAGAGCGGTACGCTGACCTACAACGGCAGCGCTCAGACGCCGAAGTGGCAGAATTTCGACAATGAGAACTCCTCTGTTAGCGTATCTGCCAAGACGAATGCCGGCGAGTACACGGCGACCTTTACCTTGAAGAAAGGTATGTGGACGGATGGTACGACCGCGGCCAAGACCATCAAGTGGACCATCGGCAGAGCTACCATTGCGGCGGTCCCCGCCCAGAGCGGCACGCTTGTCTATGACGGCAACCCGAAGACTCCTTCGTGGAATACCGCCTATGACTCGGCAAAGATGACCGTTTCCGTGACGGCCGCTACCAACGCAGGCACTTACAGCGCCACCTTTACGCCGACTTCCAACTACAAGTGGTCCGACGGCAGCACCGGAGGCAAAACGGCATCGTGGACGATCGGCAAGGCCGCGAACAGCGTGACAAATTCGCCGAGCTCCATCGTACTGAAGAGCAGTGCCAAGACCGCCACCTTTACGGTGAACCGCAAGGGCAACGGAACGATCACAGCCACCTCGAACAACACGAGCGTCGCAAAGATCAAATCCATCAATCAAAGCACCGGCGTTGTGACCGTTGAGAGCGTGAACGACACGACCGGCACGGCCAAGATCACCGTCAAGGTCGCCGAGGGGACGAACTACAAGGCAGCCTCTGATACCACGGTTTCCGTGACGGCGCAGTTCGTGACCATTTACGGCGTTGAATGGGATTGGACAAGCGGTGGCTCCACCAGAGGCAAGCGCACGGATGCGGCGGCAAGCTTCGGCGATCCGTCACCGGCTGTGAACAACGGCAGCGGTTCTTCTCCCTTTGACGGCAAGATGCCGTGGAGCGGTATGGTCAAGGAGACTCGCGCAGGCGGCGTTGAGGTCAAGGAGCCGAAGTATTGGTTCAAGTGGACCAAGACCGGCAAGAAGCTCAAGCTCCAGATCGCAGACGGTCCCGTTGCGGGCTTCTCCGTTGACCCTGTGAACCGCGACCGCGGAGACGGCCTTGGCGAGCTGGACTACTCCTACATCGGCCGTTATCACTGCGCCAGCGGCTACAAGTCCACCACGGGCGCCGCACAGCAGGTAAACATCACGAGAAGCCAGGCGAGAACCGGCATCCATAACCTCGGTGCTAACTTCTGGCAGATGGATTTCGCTCAGTTCTGGTATGTGAACATGCTGTTCCTCGTGGAGTTTGCCGACTGGAACGGCGAGCGCATCGGCAGAGGCTGCTCTACGAACGGTTCCAAGATGAACAACGGTCAGACCGACGCGATGGGTTACCACACCGGTACGACCGCGGCAAGCCGCGACAGCTACGGCTTCACGCAGTATCGCAACATCGAAGGCTGGTGGGACAATGTTTATGACTGGATGGACGGCTGCTATTACAACAATAACGGTCTGAATGTCATCAGCAATCCCAACAACTTCAGCGACAGCGCGAATGGCACGCTGGTCGGCACGCCCTCTTCGGGCTATCCGTCCGACTTCACCATTCCGACAGCAAGCGGTCTTGAATGGGCGCTGTTCCCGAGCGCGGCAAACGGCAGTCAAACGACCTATGTCCCGGATAACTGGGACTTCTACGGTAGTGACCCGTGCCTGCGCCATGGCGGTTACTATTACCAGAACCAGGATCGCGGTCCGTTCTTCGTCGGCTACGACAGTACGTCGAGCTCGAGCGACAATATCGGCTGTCGCCTCCAGGAACGCCCGCCAAAGGCGGCGTGACTGTTCCCCTGAAAAGGTAGGGGTGCAGGGGTGAGGGGGCCGCAGCCCCTTCCCCTTGCATTTCACTGATATTTTAAGAAAAAAAACAACAATTTTACATTGGGGTCAACTGTGCAGCAGACGATGGTCCCGGATAACTGGAACTTCAACGGTAGTAACCCGTGCCTGCACCATGGCGGTAACTATAACCAGAACCAGAATCACGGTCCGTTCTACGTCAACTACAACAGAACGTCGAACTCGAACGACAATATCGGCTGTCGCATCCTTGCTAAGCCACAGGCTAACCCTCCATTTGGTAGTAGGGGTTCCTCACCCTTTCTATATCGCACGGTTGACCGCACAGCACTTGCTGAAGAAAAGCCGACAGGACACAGCTTAGTACACTTCGGGCCAGGTCTCGCCTTGGAACACCCCGCGGCGCTGGAACGGTTGTGAGGCTACAAGGAGGAAAAACATCCCTGATGAAACGAGTTCGAGTTTACAAAGAGATCATATCAGACGAAAACCTTCGTCTGGCAATTCGGGAAGTGAACGCCGGCCATCGGCGAAACGGCAATCACAGCCTGAACAAAAAGGTCATTGAGATCGAAAATAATATGGATGAATATGTGGAGAAGCTCCGAGCATTCATCCAAGGTCTGGTCGACGGAGACGAGCACATGCACCCTCCCCTCAAGCGACGGCGCTGGGACCGCAACGCGGACAGCGGTAAAGGCAAATGGAGAGACATCAACGAGCCGCTTCTGTGGCCGGACCAATATGTTCACCACGCTGTTGTGCAGCCGATGATCCCGCACATTATGCGGAGCATGGACCGGTACTGCATCGCAAGCGTCCCCGGCCGAGGGAACTCCTACGGCGTCAAGGCATTGAAGAAGTGGATGAAGAACGATGTAGAGGGCACGAAGTATTGCTGCGAGTGCGACATCTACCACTGCTTTGAGGAGCTTGACCCGCCGTATGTCATCGAAGCCTTGAAGCGGGTGTTCAAGGACACAGAAACGCTCTGGCTGTGCGACGCCATTATGGAATACGGAGTCCTCATCGGCGCATTCTTCTCCGCATGGTTTCTCCATTTGACACTCCAGCCCTTGGATCTGATGATCCATCAAAAGCAGTATGGCGTATCACACTATGTACGGCAGATGGACAACTTCACGATCTTCGGCTCCAACAAGCGAAAGCTGAGGAGGCTGCTGGAGGATATCAAGAAGTGGCTTGCCGAGATCGGAATGAAGATCAAAGGTAACTGGCAGATCTTCCGCGTCGGGTTTACGCCCAAGGTCGAAAGAGCGCATCAGGCTTTGCCGAAGAAAAAGCAGCGGCACCGCCGCCCGCGCTTACCATCGGCTCTTGGATACCGATTCGGACACGGTTACACGATCTTGCGAAAGCATAATCTATTCCGGCTCAAGCAATCGCTTCATCTTTACTACTACCGGCGAGACAGGAACCGCGTCATCTCATTCAAGAGGGCTTCGGGGCTGATCTCACGGCTCGGACAGCTTCGCAAATGCAATCATCAGCAGGTTTTGGACAGGCATTATCAGCCCAAGACGATGTTTGCACTGAAGAAGGTCGTCCGAAAGGAGTGCAGAAGACTTCAGGCATTATATCCGCCCTATCAGGCGGCATAAAAAGGAGTGATTTTCATGAAAGTACAGGGAATGGTCAACCCCGGCAGCTTTACTGTGGAAGAGATCCCCGGTACCAAACGAAGTCTTGTCCGTCTCTACCAGAATGTGGAGGCGTGCAAGATCGCTAAGGACGCCGAGGACAAGGAAGGTCTTGACGGGTTCCAGTATGACGAATACTGCGTTGAGGTCGAGAGTTGGCCCGGACTTGCCGCCAGCGTGCGGGAGAACTACGACACCTACCTTGCAAAGGGTAAGGACAACGAGGTCGACCGCAGTAACGATGCGTTGTTCCGCGCTCAGAAAAACACAGACTCCATCGTCCAGGATACGGACGCGATGAGCGTGGATCACGAATACCGACTGACCCTGCTTGAGCTGGGTCTCTCGGAATAATTGAGAAAGGAGGAAAACGACTATGCTGTATCGCACTCTGAAGCGCATGATCGAGCGCGGCCAGACCAACGGCCTTGAGGAAAAGATCGACATTTTCTTCGCAGCCGGCAAGCTGACCGAAAGCGAGTATCAGGAGCTTATCGCCATGCTCAAGGCAGAATGAACGCACCGGAGGATTGAGATGTGACTATTCAAGAGATTTTAGCCGGCGGGGGCGGTCTGCTCCTGATCCTTATGACCCTGGTGCAAATCGCCCCCGTCAAAATCAACCCCTGGTCAGCACTCGCTAAAGCCATTGGCAAGGCGATCAATGCTGACATTTCAAAGCGCCTCGACGAGATCGAGAAAAAGCTGGACTCACATATCAAAACGGATGATCAAGGCCGGGCTGATGACTGGCGAGCGGCGATCCTTCGCTTTAACAATGAGCTGCTTCGTCCGATCCGTCATACGAAGGAAGAATTCGTAGAGGTACTTGGGTATATCGACAAGTACGAGCATTATTGCGAAAAGAACCCTGAGTATCCAAACAGCCGCGCGGAAATTGCCATTGAGAACATTCGAGAGGTGTATAAGGTCCGGCTGAAGAAACGAGACTTCCTTCAGGACGAGGATAAGAAGGAGGTGACGGCGCTGTGAGCAGGTGGGGCATCGGCCTTTCCGAGAAAATGAAAGCCTGCAAAGAAGCAGAACCGTTCACTGATATTTTGGAGGGGGATGGGGGTGTTCCTGAAAAGGACCCCCCGTCTTCTTCCAAAGCAGGGTTCAAGGTCACCACGATGAAGATTATCGTGTGGGTCTGCATTCTCAACGGGCTTGCATGGGTATGGTGCAGCTATATCCTTGCATTGCTCGGACGAGAGCAGATCGCAGAGGCCTTGTCACAGGTCGCGCTCAAGGAGATCATCGGCGTGGTGCTGATCTACGGTCTCAAGGCGCTGTTTGAAAACCTGAGCAAGAACAACTCATGGCCTGACAAGGGGAACTCTACTCCGCCCGAAGACGGGGCTGGATAACAGGAGGAAAAGAATATGGAGAGTGTACTGAACTGGTCTGTCATCATCAGCATCATTGGCGTGCTGGTGGTGCTGACGAACATTGTGGTACAGGTACTCAAGAAAGTAACCTGGGACAAGCTGCCGACGAATGCTCTGGCGATGATCGTTTCGCTGGTACTGACGCTCGGCGCTTTCTTTGCATATTGTTCCATCAAGGGGATCGCTGTTGTGTGGTATATGGTGTTTGCCGCGGTGGTCCTCGCGTTCATGGTGGCTTATGCGGCAATGTTCGGATTTGACAAGCTGAAAGAAGCACTTTCGCAGATCCATAAGTAGTGATTAGAGGTCGAAAAAGGTGTAGGAGAGCCGGTTATTTCTTGACTACTCCTACACCTATGGCCTAAAAGTGGCGTGGGGACTGGATTGGATGCTTCTATGTATAAAAACGATGATGGATTAGAACACACTTTAGGTTGGAGCGAAGAAATTCTTGCTTTTTACGAAAACGCACTGAAAGAAAATTGCCAAGTGATTTTTACTGTTGACTTTTAAGCAAATTTCAGTTTATCGAGCAGATAGCAAATCCAGCCGAGCCAGTCAACGGCAAGCAAGTGGGCTTCGCCCACCGTTGACAGCCTCGCCCGTTTTTGCTGATAAGCAGCCAAGAGGACGATAGCCCAAAGTGCTACCGCCCTCTTTTATTATTTACAACTGAATAACCGTCGCCACGCAGCGGCACATGAAGCAGTAAATCCGAAAAAGATTTGCTGCTTTTTTGTTGTCCGTTTGGCAAATTTCAAAATGTTCTGTATTAGGGAATGAAGCCGGAAAAAGCCGCTGATTTTTTCATACAGCGGGCAAAACGCAGCCAGCCCAACGCTCTATGTGTGAAAAAAAGCTGGTTGCGATTTCCCGAAAAAGTGGCAGTAGGAAGTGAGCGGCAGTCCGGCAGTTTCTTAGAGCAAGATTCTACCGCAGTACCAAAATTCGCTTTTCGCTCATTTTGCCCCTGCGGGAATCTTGTTGGGGAGTGCCTTCCCCAAACCCTGCT